GCATCGTTGGCTTTCTTGACTGAAGGCACCTCGGTGATATCAGTCTTACGTGTCACGGTAGTCAATGCATCGACAGCCACGGTAATCGCACTCTCGAAGTCTTTGTTTTCCATGATGCTAGCGATATTGACTGATCCCAAGTTACAAGAGATATCGTATCCAAACGTATCAACGCCTTTGTATGACTGGATGTCAGAAGGAGTTTGCAACTGCATGATCTCAACGCAAAGATTGGACATCTTGATGTCTCCGATATCTTTGAGCATGTGAGTTTTGTTGGCAACGTCACGGTTCATGATATAAGGATATCCAGATTCAATCTGAGTACGACCAATCTCTTCGAAGAACGAACGTGCCTCTCCCATCGGCTTCTTGCGAACGTTAGGGTTGTTGATCAGTTTCTCGTACCACTCATCCATATTCATGTCATCGAGATGAATACCGTACTCTTTAAAGACTGTATAAGGATAGAATGAGAACCACTCTTCTCCGTTTTCAGCTAATTCGTACAGCTTGCTCGGAATGATTACACCAACTGAAAGTGATTTAAGACGCTCTTTCTCATCTGCATTAATCCGCTTCGTAGCAAGGATTGCTTTTGAATCAGAGTGGAATGCATTGACGTAGATCGCTCCTGCGCCTTCACGCTGACCAAGCTGATTAAACTTAGACAAGATGTCCTCAAGGATTTTAGCAATACCTACGATAGAAGTAGATGCTCCTTGAATACCTTTGATCTCATCTCCAAGACTACGGAGCTTAGAAAGGTTGACTGCTACTCCACCGCCAAAACGTGATAATTGGGCAACGGCTTCGTTTACATACATGATCCCTTCTGTACTGTCCGGCATCTCGAGTAGGAAACAAGATACTAAGCGACCTGCCCGTGAACGTCCGGCATTCAGGAATGTAGGAGTTGCAGGCTGATAATTCTGTTTGATGAGCTGATCCGCAATCTTTTTAGCGAGATTAAAGTCTCCATCTGCTAAGAACAATGCATTGACAGCTAATCGATCTTCGTACCGCTCCAAGAATCGCTCTCCATCATTTGTTTTGAGAGCGTAGTTATTATAGAACTTGAATGCACTCATGAATGATTGGAAGCGGAATTTGTGTTGATACAAGATGTTGAAGATCTCTTCAACTTGACTGAATTCGTACTTATCAAACAGCTCTTTGTCATAATAGTCATTGTTGACCATGTACTTGATTCGCTCTTCGAGATCATGGAAGAACTGTACATTCTTATTTACATGCTCGAGGAAATAGGTCTTTACGGCTTCCTTATCCTTTTCGAATTGGAATTGACCATCCTCACCTTTAATTTTTACTTCGTTATTTAGCTCGATCCATTTTGACAAACTTCATCTTCCCTTCAATAGTTCTTTGATTTTGGTTGCTACTAAAGCAACATCGGAATCAAAACCTGACTTTTCGAAGGTATGAAGCAAAGGTACGTTGAACTGATTTGAGATATCTATAGATGCCTTGCAGAATCTATGAGTTCCCCAGTTGCGCTCTCCGCTTCCTGCGACAGCTATGATGTTGTCACCGCATCTCTGCATGAACCCTTGGACTTCTCGAGGAATATCTCCGGAGCCAAACGTATAAGTGATCAGTATGAACGGATCGTTAATCGTCGTGTCTCTGTTGATTTTAACAAGCTTCAATTCCGGAACTTCTACTTGAAGCTTCTCGGTAAAACTCTTTACCTTTCCAGTCAATGATGCATAAGCAACAATCATAATTCGCACTCTCCCTTTGCAATACTTTCGTTTAACGTGAGGTTTTGAATTCATCACATTACCTTTAAATTATAGCATCATTGGTATTAAGTTGCAATACTTTCGCTTTGTTTATTTTTCAATTTGGCTTCCTCAACGATATTCACCTGAACTAATAAGTCGGTTAAATACGTCCGCTTCTTAGCTACGTCATCCTTCTTGATTGCCGATCGCAATGTAGACTTCGTACAGATAACGACACAATGCTTCTGAGTACGTGTAATTGCTGTGTAGATGATTTGTCGGTTGTTCAGCAGATAATGGAACGGGAAGGCTACGATGATAATCTTGGACGATGATCCCTGACTCTTATGCACTGTGATGCAGTATGCCAGTTCGATTGATCGAAGTGAATCCTCGTAAATCTTAAGTCGCCCAATCCCCTCGAAGTCGATAAGAGCATACTTTCCGTCGTCATCGCTTGAGAAGTATTCCAAGATCCCGATACTACCATTGAATACTGGAGAAATGATTCCATCTTCCGTTTCAGACTTATAGTTATTCTTGACGTTGATAACCTTGTCGCCTTCACGAAGAATGTAGTCGGTACCCTTTTCTTTATTACCCATCTCTACTTGCTGACGAGTCTCGTCCTGCGGATTGTATATCTTTTGACAGGCTCGGTTAAGCGAGAGACAGGAGTTATTGCCTCGGTTTCGAACCTGAGTGAGAATCTGAACATCCTTAATGTCTTCTGTTTGAATATGCTTATAGAACTCCTTGACGACATTCACAAAGATCTCCTCATCTTCATCTACTAATAGATACTCCAAGTCCTGAAGTTCACCCCGAATGATTCGACCAGAACTCTCTTTGACAGGGTTCTTACCTTGTCGAATGGCAATCGAATCCGTTACAACGGCTGATTTCTGTGCCTGACGGTGAATCTGAGTTAGTGTTTTAGTGACAATCAGTCCTGACTGAATCATTGGTACCATGATAGGGATTCCGATTGATTCCAACTGCTGACTATCTCCAAGCATGATCAGCTTTGCTCCGGTGCGGATTGCACGAAGTAGAGATACGAAAATGTTAGCATCAACCATGGAAATCTCATCGACAACAATAATGTCGTAAGGAAGAGGGTTCTTCTTATTGTAACTGAAGTCCTTTAGTTCATGGTTGTAAGCAAGAAGTCGGTGAATCGTACTACCGTCCTTCCCAGTAACAATAGCAAGGTTATTCGATGCCTTTCCGGATAGCGCACACTGAGCATAGATGTATCCATAGCTCTCCAATACATCGACGACTGCTTTCAGGATGGTTGTCTTACCTGTACCACCATAACCTTGTAGGAGGCTTACGTTGTTCTCAAACATCATGACCATGGCTTCATTCTTCTGCTCATCGGTGAATTCCCACCCTTGCTCCTCTTCCATCTTGGCAATCATAATCTCCCAATTGGAATAGCGGAACTTGTAAGTCGAGCGATTCAATCGAATAAGCTCCATTGCCACTTCAGCTTCAGTCTTTACATACGATAGTAATGATACACGCTTCTTATCTGAGCTGAGAAGGTATTTATCAGGGTTCTTTAAGAGGATTTCTCCTACGAGATTCTTGTCTGCGTTCGGGATATACGTGAACGTTGCATTCAGAACATCGATTGGAGACGTCCAAGTGTGACCTTTATCTACTTCTTCTTGTAAGAAGTGACTCAGGAAGGCATCGATTCGAATTGGTGCATTTCGATCCCCACCAGTCTTGACATAGATTTCATCACACTTCTTGAATCCATATCCTTCATAGCGCTTTAGATCATATGGATTCTCCAATACACGCTGTACGGCAAGTTCAGGACTTCCATAGAACTTACAAATCTTCCGGATAACGTCCGGTGAGATATCGTACTTCGTCAGTTCGATATAAGCGAATGAGTAGTCCTTTTGCTCGTCGTATTTATTGATAATCTTCTCTGCAGTGCGCAATCCAATACCCTTGGCTTCTGTGAGCTTCTCTGCCTCAGAATTATCAATGACCGACATCGGATCATCAAAAGCCTCAAACAGAGATTTGACTTGTCGAGCGGTTAAAAACGTTCTAAGAAATGCCTCGACCGACTTCTTATCTGACTTCTCCAGTTGAACGTTCTGTCGCATGAATAACGGCTTATAGCTGACGCCAAACGTCGAATGACGACTTTCCTCTTCGATGTTAAAGTAATAGTCTGTATTCGGATCTAGAGACGGAAGGTCTCCTTTAATGGTAAATGTCTTATACTCTTTGTGTAGCTCAATCTCTCCCTCTTCGATCTTAACAGCTTCGAATGTAGCAATTGTGAATCCGCCTTGAGACGATCTGACTCCTTTTGGGAATAAGATTCGCTTCATACGAGCGATTCCTTTTACGACTGTCATATTAAATCCTCCTTTTAATTGCAATACTTTTGTTTAGTTATAGGCTTCTAAATAGAGTTTGACACTCTATTTGAGCCTACGCCATATCATATCAATCCACTATTTTATTGTCAATACTTTTGCTTAACCTCTGTATTCTTTATCTCGATCAAGCTTCACCTTGATCGCTTCAAGGATGCTTTGACTGTCCCTGATGATTTCGACGTGCTTCCGATGAAACGTCGTCCGTATTTTATGCTGAGCATATCTAATATCCTGTCGTGATACCACGACCATCCGGAGACAGTCGTGTACACCTTGAAGTTCGCCAACTGATTCCTTGGCTATGCAACGCCTAGGAGTAATGTAGAAGCTGTCAGATTCATCGGTTGCACTCAGAGATGTAATCGTCTCTTTATATGTTCCATGAGATGTCTTGCCGACAACGACGTACAATTCTGTCCTGTGAGGCACTGTAAACACTTCCTTTGTTGTTATTCTACTACGTCAAATTGATAAGCGTAGTCCCACTTCCAATTTCCCTTGTCGCAGAAGAGAAAAAGAGTTTCGCCTTGCGGTAGCTCAACGCCCTCTTTTTCTTCGAAGCGGACTCCGTAAACATTTTGAATCTCTGGATTTGGATTAGGGATCTCCGTTTTGTACTTCACTTTAAATAACATTGTATTTCCTCCTGAAATCGTTGGAAGCGAACGGATGTACCGCTTCTCTTGCGTTTAGTGTATACGATTTCAGGAATCAATGGAAATAATACGTTATGGTAATTTTTTACTTGTTGTGAATGTCGGAATGAACTCCATTTTTACATTGAACTCCTTGAGACACTTTTCATTCGAACATACCAGAGTAAACTCCGACTCCTCTGCCTCGAGATCCGCCCAATCCTGATAGTCCTTCTCTTCGTGTCCGCAGTATGGGCATACGGCTACACCTTTTTGCTTCAGCTCCATCTCAATCCTCCTCTTCCTCAAACTGCTTCTTCAGTTTTTGATATAATTCGTAGTCTGCTTTTCGCTTCTTCTCTTTTCGAATCTCAGCAACTTCGTCCTCGAAGTTCTCAAAGATTTCCGGATAAAGCTTTCTGACTCGGCTTGCAGTTTTGTCATACTCCAAGATTAAATCCTTTATTTCATAGAAATCGAGCATTTTAATGTCAAGATCTTCGAAGCCACTATTTTTCGGTTTGAAGGCGAACAGCTCTTTTTCAGAAGTTATTAGAAGGATGTAGTTCTTGTCCTCGCCATAAACTTTCTCTTGAAATATGATAGTTTTACCAATGATTTCTTCTAGACTAGTTAAAGCTTTCATGTTTATCGACTACTCCTTTTATTTTCTGGTCGCTGAACTCCGTACCGAGCTTACATTTTTGGCTAATAAAACAGTGGTTTCATTAACAGTTTGATCAAGAATACGAAATCAGCAACGCTAGTGTTATACAGGTCTTAATCCGATTGGTCGTCCTAAGATACTGGCAATCTCAATGGCATCCTGAAGAGTGATTGCGTAGTCAGTGACATATTCATCATGCTCATTGACAAGATCAAGAACACATTCTGGATCACCCGTATTTTCGATAAAATCTTCCTTAATGGTTTCGAAAAGCGTTCGTGTCCGATCCTCGTCTCCAATGTTCAGCGAGAGAAGTGCTTTAAACGAATCCTCTTCAACCTTAGTGATAATTAAACCCCATGTGTTCTGCGTCATCCCTAAAACCCTCTCTTATCTAATTCGAATGTATGCGCCTTCGAGTTGATATCCTCGTCCAAGCTCAGTCGAATAGTAATCTCCCGTAACATGATCAAACTCAACCGAAGTAATCAACCAATATGGTTCATCATATGCATCTGATCGATAAAGTATCTCGCAAGTAAATCCTGAGCTAAGCTTGGCTCCGCCCTCTTTGATTTGATACTTCCCATCTTCGCCCTTAGACAGCGTCCCATGCTCAATGACAGGCTTGTTGAGGTATTCAATCCGATACTTTACATTCTCTAATTCTTCGAGAGCATTCTTTAGCTCTGATTGGATAAGATCTTCATCCATATTCTCATCATTGTAAGAGATGTTGTCTCCATTGGCACCGAGAGCTGAGAGTCTGCCCATCACCCTGCTCAGCTCATCTGATACCATTTTATAAGCTTCGTCATATCGAATCGTTGTCATTCGGCTTGTCTCCCGTCAATATAATCGTATCCACGCCAAGGCTTTCCGCTATCCTTGTACTCTTGGTAAAGTCTCCACCAACCGTATGGATTGTGAGGACTGTAGTAATCCTGCTGTAAGATCGACTTGCTTTCGACGTCTTGGTACTTCTCTAGATATTCTTCTGCAATCTTGAACGCCTCTGACAAGTCTTCTTTACGAATCTCAATGTCACACATATCAAGTCTTCCGCTATATGTCACATGTACTCTGTAGAACCCCATCATGCGTTCAACATATGAGGAGACATTGCCTCGTCTCTGTTGATAGTAGTGCCACTTATTTGTGTAAAACCAACCTTCTTGTTGTGAATGCCCCCAAATAAACATCTAGATCATTTCCCCTTTATAATTGAATTCACTTTATTTTACTTGATAAAGCCGAATTCACGAAGCTCTTCTTCAGTAATCTTTAATGCTTTCAGTGTGTCATTCGTATTTGAGAAGACAGTAGCATATTGAATTGCCAGTTTCTTAGCTCTTCTAGTGTCCTTCTGCTTTCTACCGTGAGCAATGATTCCTTTCAACATTGACACCAACTCTTCTTTTGGAAGCGTGAGTTGAACAAGTGTTTCAGGAGCATCATCGTAATTAGGATACTTCTCACTTATTTCAATCGCAGACAATCGCTCTCTATTCGTAAGCTCCATTGAGTCCGACAGGCTAGTCAATAACCATTGGTCTCCATCAAGACGACGACTGATGTAGTAAAGGATATGAGGATACTTCTTAAACATCACCTTCACATAGGCTTTCACCTCTGGAATCTCATACAGTTCGTCCGCAACATCATCGTATCCACCACACATTAAAAGAATTGAATCATACAACCCTTTACCGACCTGATTAGCCGTATTCATCAAGTTGTCAATTCCTTCAAAGTTCTGACTCAAGATCTCTTCTTTAGTGATCTCGTAATTGATAAGTGGTTCTCCTCCCGAAGCAATAATCTTTCTCAGCTCTTTTGCAGTAGGATTCACAAAGTTTTGAAATTGATTCAAGTAAAACATCCCCTCTCTTAACTACTTATATAGTATTACAGTAGAAAAGCAAAGTCAAGCCAAAACAGAGAAAAAGGAGCCTTGTTTTTCAACTTGGCTCCTTTCTTCTTACATCATGTCAACGACAATCTTACCCCAGTTTTCAAGCTTCTCATAGACCTCTTTGGACTTAAGCTCTTCTAATGATAGCCATGATCCAGACAACTGTTCAGTTTCCTTAACGAAAACAGAATCCGTAAATTCTAGATCAATTACACCGAGAATACCTAAGTGTACTTGACCGACCTCGTCAGAGTCATCATTGATTAGACCTAGCGTCTTGATTGATACTTTGCCATTGATCTCGAGTTCCTCTTCAAGTTCACGCATCGTATTGACTTCAAGAACCTTCTTAAAAGGATAGATGTTCTTTTCAAGAGGATTCATGTGTCCGCCTGCACCCATGGCAAGCTTGCCATGCAAACGTGCTTCTCCGCCACCAGACAGTCGTTGAGTAACATAGAAGAATTGCTCTCCTTGGAACTGTTTACGAATTACAATATACGGGATCGGCTGTTTGAAGTTCATTGCTAATTCAGCATTTTCAACTCCGTCAACTAGACCCTCTTCACGAGACCCACGACGCATTGTCCGGAAGAACCGATCAACGTTTTCCATGATCTTATCAACTGATTCAGAGTCATTGTTTAATCCTTGGAAAGTGAGAGACTCATTTTCGAATAGCGCTTCCCGAGATGCTACCAAGATTACTTCGTCTTCTTTTTTGAATGTTGTCATTTTAAACCCTCCATTTTAATTTGCAATAGTTTTGTTTTAGTAAAGTGGATCATTTTTAACTTTTTTCAATTCGTCGAGTACTTCATCCCATTCATAGAAGCCTTTGCCACCAGTTAAGTCAAGGCAAGTTCCATAAACGTACTGGTTGATACCAAGAGAGCGTCGATCGCCTTCTTCATCCTTACCTGCACCTTCAAATCGACGAATGTCTTCGTAGTGAGGATAGACCTTTTGAGCCTCAACCTTTTCAACGAGTTCTAGAATCTTATTTAATGCTTCTGAGTTTGAATCCTCATCAGATACAATCTCAATAATCTGCTTTGCCAAGTCCTTACGACCTTTTACTTGACCCAATTCAACTAAGGTGCCAAGAGCGAACGGTTGTGGCTCAATGACAATGACGTCACTTGATTCGATTGCATCCGTGTCAGCTTTGACGATCCGCTCTGCAAGTCCTTCATTGCTGACTTTTGACTTGTCATTGATATCCTTGTTATCCATAGGATTGTAAAAGGCAAGACCGATTTCCTTAATCTGTTCTCGTTCCTGCGCACGTAATAACTGCGATGCTTTTGGCAACATATCTCCTGCTAAATATACCTTTTTACTCATGTTGAAAACCCTCTCTGATTTTAAATGTATTCTAAATGGTCTTTATTGATGTTTTGGAAAACTCCGCTAGATCGATGTTCCTCATCGAGAGGAATACACTTCATCATTTGAGTACCTACTGGAGAGAAGTCGCTATTGCCGACTACTAAGACTTTGTCTCCTACCGGAAAATAATGATAGCGGAAATCCTCGTCATTGCGATCCGTCAGTACCTTTGCTACCGGATACTCTTCTTTAGTTGCTCTGTGTTTTTTGCCCATGATGAAACTCCCTCTCTTAAATAAACTTTAAATGATCTTCTAATACCGTTTGGTAATACGTTCCATATGCACCGTCGTCATACGGATAGCACTTCGAGCCTTTTTTTACTCGTACTTTTGTTCCGATAGGAAGGTAGTGATACACAGTGTCTTCTCCATCAAATTTGTTTTCAATTACGATTGCTAGGTTAGAACGATCCTCTACGATTGCGCCCTGCTTCTTCAGAGCTTTTTTACGCTGTCGCTTGTTCATTACGATTCCTCCAGTTGCGCATACATAGGAGTTAACTCTCCGTGCCATGCGTTTAAGATATTGTAATCAAAGTACTCTCGTGCTTCCTGATCATCCATTCCATCATTCTCAACAAGGACTTGAATACATTTCTCCATGTCATACAGTGGAACGCTAAGCGCTCCACGATGTGCGACTCCAATCAATGCTTGATCCAGACCAACTGGAAACAATGCCTCTTCTCCTACGATCAATGCTACGTCTTCCCGTGTCATTCTAATCCTCCTTTATATTGCAATACTTTTGTTTTATTGGTTGATGCTAATTTTCATTGAATTAATTGGAGTAAAGGCATGTCGAAGCATCTTGTTGAATAGCTGATACTTAGACCGATTCTGCAAACAGAACATTTTTCCACTTGAGACGTTTACCAAGTTGTACCGGAAAGCCTCTTGTCTAGGCTGAAGTGATCGAATAAACGGATCTAGATGATCATTGTTTTCTTCATTCACAATCTCTGCTACTACATAAAGATCTTGAGTTCTTTGTTCAAGGAAGAATGCTCCTCCTGTAATTGAATCTTCGCTTAAAACCTTTTTGTCTTTAAATTCAACATTTAATTTCGTCATGTTAATCCCCTTTTCTATTATTTACTTTGCAATACACCTTTTCGAACAAGGACAATCTGTCTGAGCCATAGCTCTTTCTCTGTTGGAGACTTTTGCCAAGATCCATTAATCTTCTTAACCTTTGGCTTGGCTTCTGCATCAATGATTTGAATAACATCTTTCACTTCGAATGGAGCATCTCCATACATCCGTGGCGCCAGTTTGAACTCACGAACCTCACCAGTAGAGAATTGATATCCTTTACCACGTATATTCGTCTTGTTCTTGATAACATCTGTAATCATTAAGAAGTTTGGTTGCATCTTAGGATCAATTGTTTCAATGTGACCGAGATATTCAAGCTCTGCTTCACAGGTTTCGACAAGTGAGAGACTCTCATCTATGAGACTATCTTCGAACTCAGCAAGCTCCTCATAGCGTTCTCGCTTCGTTTTGATCTTGACAGTTTTCTTATATCTCTTTTCGAACTGCTCATAGATTTCAAGAAGCTTCTTGCTCCCACCGAACTCACTGAAGAATCCGAGTATGATCAAGATTTTCATCTGCTTAGAGTTGACCGGAACAGGATCTTCGCTCTTAACAACAATTCTAGCTTCTTTCTCTAACTTTTGCAATACTTTTGCTTTATAATTTTCATCATAAAACAGTTGCTGAATGTCTATTGTTTGACCATCAGTGTCTTCGAAAGAGATAGAGAACTTACTACGATCCTTGATATCAACCAAAAGATCAACGAAACGCTTGTATTTATTGTCTCGCAAGCTATACAATCCCTCTGCTACTGCCTCGTTCAAGAACTTGATTGGCTGAATGCCTTGATAAATTGAGTTAGTCTCTTTATCAAACATGTACCCTGCACGAGAATATCGGAACTTGATTCCATTCAAAGAGATACCTTTGGACTTCATGTATTCTACTAATTTAGTAGTCTTGTCCGCCTTCCCGATATTGACGTTCAAGTTGGCTGTGATAAACTCCAATGGATAGTAGTACCGCAACCATGCGCTTGCATATCCAAGCCAAGAATAAGCATCCGAGTGATTGATACTGAATCCATAGTTACTTGCATCAAGAATAACTTGGATAAATGGTTCAGAAATCTCTTCCGCTAATACATTTCGAGTTGAGTATTTATGAATCATCGTGTCGATGAATCGATTCTTGATTTCAGGAATCAAGCTGTCTAAGAGTTTCTTGTCTTTCTTGCCGATCCCCCGACGAACAAGATCGGCTTCACCGCCAGAGTAACCACAGAACTCAACCAAGAATTCGATGATTTGCTCTTGGTAAGCTAATCGTCCCATTGAAGGCGCCAAGAACCTGTTGAGAGCCTCGTGTCCATTGTCATAGAACTCTCCTTGACTCACCGAGTCACGATAAGAAGCTCCTGCAGGACGGATGATTGCATTCCCTAAAGAGAATAAATCGATATAAGAGAAGTCCGTATGAACCTCTTTGATTCTATTGATCGTCTGCTCACTAAACAAGTCCTTGTAAACTTGGTGAGCAAAGTCACCTTCCCACTGGAAGATACCTACGTTGCTCTCCATGACACTCTGCCAAACCTTTTCGTCTTCAGAGTCCATGTTTTCCGGAAGAATGTCATCCCAATCCAATCCTGCAAAGTCTACAGTTTGACTGATTAATTCCACCGTATCCAACCCCAAAACATCAAGTTTCACGTAGTTCTGAGCATCGATTTCTTTCATATTGATTTGAGTCAAAGTAACTGGTAGCTTTGTCTTATTGTCGACTACTGTAATGAGACCCATATTTTCATCCAAAGGAATAGGAGATACAGCAATTCCACAAGCGTGAGCGCCAATTGATACAATTGTACCCTTAATCAAGTCGACATAATGGAATAGTTCCTCATATCGATTGCGGTAGTAATCCTCGTTCTCTTCGACTCCCTTGGCAATCTCGTCCACCTCGTTCAGAGGCATATCTAGTCCTCGAGCGACGTCTCGAATCGCACTAAGAAGCTCTAACTTATTATAGGTTACGATTTTGGCACAATGAAGCTCTTCATGCTCAGTCAGGTAGTTCTGAATGATATGTCGCTTAGACGGTTCGTAGTCCGAGTCGATATCGGCAAGACTAATACGCTCTTTCGACATGAATCGTGCAAAGTTTAATTTGCGGTCAATGCTGTTCATTTCAGTGATGCGCATTAAGTATGCAATGATACTGCCTGAAACTGATCCACGACCCCAACCATAGCGAACGTTATTCTTACGTGCATGAGTCTTAACGTCATCCTCTAGCAACATATAGTTGATTGCATCATTCGCTTTGTATACATCGTATTCAAGCTGAATCCGCTCTAAGTATGCCTTACGCATCTCAGGAGCAAGCTGATCAATCTTTCTATACTTGATTCCCTCAGCAATCTTCTGTTGGAAGACCTTTTCCGGATCATCGTATAACTGAGGATACTTCTTCGTATAGTCAATTTCCCAAGGCTCAACCAAGTCTGCAATATGATTCGACATCTGCATGGCTTCATGAATCTCTTCGTCCGTGAACGTATCTTGCTCTTGGAACATCTGGAACATCTTCTCATAGCTATGCATGCTTAGATCAAACGCATCCTCATCAGTGAATCGGATCTTCTTCGCCTTCTGCAATACTTTACGAGCCTTGTCATATTCAGGTGTAAGCGCATGTGTGTCAGAACCTGCGACAAGACGAATTCCCGTCTCTTTAGATAGCTTTAAAAGCAATCGATTAAGCTGAATCTGTTCAATGTGTCGATGAGGCTGTACTTCGAAGAACGCACGGTGCTTATTCTTCGCAAACCATGCAACTACTTCTTCAAGCCGGATATGAGAGTATTCACTATCTGCACGGTTTTTATGAAGTTGCCAGATGATTCCGCCCAGACAAGCAGTCGAGATGATGATGTTGTCAGAAGTATTCTGGATGTCTTCCCAAGAGATACGGGGATTGTAGTAGTAGTTATTGCCCTTACGATCGAATCCGGTAGAAACCATCTTGTTGAGTTCCTTGAATCCCTCGTAATTCTTCGCAATCAATACCATATGGAAGTTGTCTCGCTTCTTCTCTTCGAGTGTCATCGTTACATATACCTCGCAACCATGAATATACTTCAATCCCTTAGACTCGGCATACATCTTCTTGTTATACCAAGACAGGACGTTTCCGTGTTCCGTAAATGTGATTGCCTTCATCCCGAGTTCAACGGCTCGGTCAATGTATTGTCGATAGTTATTTACTACCTCTACCATGTTCTGATTTGATAGATCAGTATGCAAATGGATTGGAGTGTAATAAAGTACTTTCAAATTCCCATATAAGATTTCAGTTGCTGTCATTGTGCTTCCCCTATCCTGTCTTTAATCCTTGATCCGGCTCTTCAGCTCGGCTTTAACCTCATCGACTTCTCGATAATGCTTTGGTAAATCAGTATTCATAACGTTACATGTCTTAGAGCATAGCTCCGCTAGCTTTTCGACAAGTACAGCCGTTGATAGATTCTTAATTGCCATCTTTATCACCCTCTACAATCTTTTTCAAGTCTTCCACAATGTTTCCAAGCTCGAATCCTTTAACCAGAACTAGCTCTCCGGCACGTCCGCACCAGTCTTCCCAGTTCTCATAGAGATCGATTTTGTAAATTTGCTGAGACTCTTTCGCCTTCTTGCCGACCATCTTTCCACCAAAATGCTTCTTGATGAGCTTCACGACGTCTCGTTGGTCAAGTGAGAAGGAATGATCCATCTCGTGTCCCAAGAACTGAATGGAGGCAACGAGCATCTGCATGTTCTCAGGAGCGATATTAACTGAAACAAAGGCGTCAAACGGTATGATGTCGTAGAAATGACTAATCTTATAAACGAACTTCTCTTCTCCGTAAATCGTAGAAAGCTCCTGAATACGGGCAACTGCCTGATCTCGCTTTTCTCTCTGCATGCTGTATCGCTCCTTCGTTAATTGAGTTGATCCAAGACGACTTCTTTCAGCTTCCAGTTGACGATGCCGTAATGAGTAATGGCTTCGACCCCCATTTGTCGTTTCGTTTCTTCCTGATCATCGTAGAAATCATCCTTCGTAAAGCTCCCTGCTTTGCTCAGGTCTTCCCAAAGATATGTTTCGTCGATTTCTAACACATTCATATTCGCTATGGCACGAAGGTGAATTGAGATCTCTTTGCGAGATGGATTTGTGGCTAAAAATTCTTCGATAGTCATTTGTATTCCTCCTATTAATTGCAATACTTTTGTTTAAATGATTACTTTTTAGATTTGAACAGATTGACGACGTTGTTGACGAATGACTTAGGTTTCGACGTTCCGACCTTTGTCTTACCTGTTGTAATAAGATTAGCTTTTTGAAGATCAAAGTGTTGAGAAAAAGTAGGATCTGCTACTTGCCAAAAACCTTCTCCATAGCTACTTCCATGAACCCAGTAACCTTCCAAATTACCTGACTCTGAGATTTCCTTCTGATACGAATACTCTTTATCTTTTACAAATACAGTTTTACCACCGTATACGACGTTTTCGATACATGTTAATTTATTCATGATGCTAGCTCCTTTGGTAATGATAGATTAAATTTCTTGGCAAAATCGATTAAAGCAACCATTTCTTCTCGCTTGGGAGCGTCATTCATCTTCCCTCGAGCCTGAACTATTCTTTCACCCTGTATCTCGACAGTAATGAGTGGAGTCTCGGCTTCTCGACGGAGGAATAGAATCTTTGACTTCCCTTTTCTAACTTTATGGACATAGCTTGCTACACAGTGACCGAGAATGTTGCCCTCTTTTACGAGGTCTTCCGGAGCTTTGGGAGCCACGATTAAATGATCCTCGCTCTTGAATTCAAACGCCTTATGCGATTCGATCTCTTGATTCCACTGACGCAGTTGAATATCTGACAGACTAAGTTGATAGTTTCTGCCTACGATATCGTGTGTTGTACGAAGATATTTTGGATACTTATCATAATTCTCTAGACCCATATCCTTAACCATATCTAGATAATCGTGAAGATTTAACAAGGCATTCTTGGCTCCAAGACCCTGAGATACTTCGCACTCAAAGTAGATGTACCGAATGAGTCTTTTGAGTGACAGTCCGAATTTCTGTGCAACATCTCTTGCTGTATGTTGAGACCATTTTCCATACATTGTTTCGATTTCTATATTGACGAATACTTCCATGACTTCAAGACCATATTCGTCCTCTAAGGACTCTGCATACTTGATAAGAGACAGCGCCTTAGAATCCTTTATATTGTCTTCGGCAGATCTTGATAAATTGTATTGATTTACAGAATAGTTTCTAAACATCTTCCATCGTGTCTTCGACAACCCCAAGATCTCCATTGGATTTTTCCCTCTTGGATTTTTGACGTTTAGACCATGATTACTATTCAGGTTGATCCCTGCTTTAAAAAGAATCTCGAAGTAGGAATAGTCAACCATAAGTCGATACAGGAATCGACTAAACATCGATCTCTTCTCTACACTCCGCTTCGATAGATAATCATAGGCTTCTTTGTACATCTCAAAGTTGCTTTCGGTGGACACAAAGCCAAGCATCGTTTCTAGACTAACTAAGTATGATGCGAAGACGGCTTCGATATTCCGTTCACTAAAGTTGACCTCTTTGAGATTCCGCTTGATCCAGTACTCTCGGGTACGAAGATTGTAGTAGACTTCAGACAGGGTTCCTGAAACGCCTGCACGATAATCATCTGCATTAGGTTCGTGAATGAAGTAGACATGGAATCCGTATTCCATTATCTCCTTTGCATACATCGTCCCAAATAGCCCACGACGACTATTGATCTTCATACTCTTGTATCCATGATTCTTGATGCGATCTTTCTCTAACTGAATTGACTCTTTAAGTGTTTTCCCCTTCAACTTAACCATTCCTCCATTTAATTTGCAATACTTTCCCTTTAAAATAAATTAAGAAAGTATTGCAAATTTATCGTGTTGCTTAATAATTAATCCCAACGATCGATTTTTACGAGACGAGAAGAATTACCTGACGTTACCTTTAGAATGAGGTTCCATTCGCTGTCTTTTGAGTATCCAAGACCACATGCTGAAGCCGAATCTGAATCGGAGATAACAGCACTTGCAGTGAAGGCTTCGAGAGTCTTCCGGATTTGTCGAAGTTCTCCTTTTAACATTTCGTTAAAGAATCCTCGACCCTTTCCTTCTGATGTATCTTTGACACCGTCTAACAAGAAGAACGTATGGTTTCCGGCTTGCGGAGCCTTGTCTTCTCCCCATAGGTTTGGTGAAGGTACGATCGCATTGACTTTCACGAATGAGTTATTCCGGACTCCCCAGTCATCGCTATTCGTAGGCGCTGAGCTGATTAAAGCTCCTTGTGATTTACTGAAGTCGAATTCAAATACAGTTTCTTTCTTTCCGTCCCGTAATGGTTTGCCATGGTACTTGTAAATTCGACCATTGACTTCCAACTCTGCTACAAACGGAGTTCCTTCCTGATAATTCACACGTTCGCTATAGTTGACGACGTAGAATTTATACTTACCTTCCAGAGCATCTGATCCCCATCGCATATTCTCTACTGGTGTACTACTCTCTCGATCAAGACCATTCATGTCCAAGTCAAGGTATCCACCATAACTATCACGTTTCGAATGGTAGTAAAGATGCTGACCTCGTGGATTGACACAGTGAAGATCCAAGTCGGTAAGTCCTTCCCACATCAGAGAGACTCGAATTGTATTGTCTTCATGACGACCGCCTGCTTCTTCTACACGACGCTTCATCTCGGCATCTGCTCCACCATGGTAGTACCAACTGTAAGGATTTCCCCATTGAAGGATGTTCTCTGAAGTGTTGTCTTCAGCAGTAACAAGTGCCATGAATCGTTCTGGATTCGAGATCATTGCCTCAATCTTATCAGCAGTCGGAAGAACTGTCCGAGAGAACTTGTCGAATGTCATGACCGTTTGCGGAAGCATCATTGGATCTTCAACGTTCTGTTTTGGAGCAAGGTGAGCAAAGATTCCTGCAGGTTTATCGGACTTCTTAGGCTCGATTTTGCGTTCTTTCCAGATCAACTCTGATTCAGGTAGCTCTTCAAGAGTTGCATATCGACGAGACAGAGAGTTTTCTAATCCAAGTTTCTGAATGATTTTCTCAGCTTCATAAATTCCACCTTGAGTTGGAGCCGTTTGTGATCGCATATAGTTTGCAGGATTCATCTTCTCTGCGAAACGAGAAGCTACTAATTCAGCGTTCAATCCACTTTGGATATCCTCCAAGAGTGTTCCAATCATTGAACTCTTAATATGAGTGTATCCGTTTGGAGCCGTTGCGACCGCTAACCAAGTAACGTTTGTTTTCTTATCAATCCCTGACACAGAAGCACGAAGGTCGAGTACGTTTTTAAACCATTCTGCAATGCCGAGTACACGATCTGATCGATACATTGTCTCTGACTTAATAAGAGCCAATGCCTTATCAACAGTCGTGCTACTAAACTCGATCACAGCTCTCATGAGCATCTTGAAGTCTTCTACTTTCTCTGCCATCAGTTGGCTAGCTGTTAGTAGTCGTGACTTGTTCACATAGGAGATTGGCAATGTTACCGATAAGTGAGTCCATGATCCAGTGATCGGATGACCAAGAGTCTTTTCATCTGAGATGAACATCTTTTTAACACTTGAAGCTAAAACCAATTCTTCCAAAGCTTTAACTGACTTTTTAAAGAAGCTTGGAACGTCTTCGTGATTCCATAAGACAGATTCCATATTTCCTTGTGGATCAATCGTTACTAGATTACCGTATCGAGTAAAGAAGCTCTTACATGAGTTGCAAACGTAATGTGCTTGCGCCTCTTTAGGAAGATTTTCTAGATACGTTTCGAAGATGTCGTCTGCGTTTGTCGAAAAGAGCAATGCTCCATTTGATACAAACTTTTCAAATCGCTTGCGCACTGCGATCTCAAATTCTGGGTAGCGATCATCTTCGCTGTCCTCTTTCGTATAAGCCATTACGTTGGTTAAATCTTTCATCATGTTAATTCTCCTCACTGAATTTTAATGTGTTTGATTTTTACTGCTCGTTGCTACTTCTAAAGAATATCACCGCCAAACCATAATTGCAATACTTTCTTTTAAGTAATTTCAAATATTTTGTTTAGCGGTGCAAATGAACGTTACGACAAGCCTAGCATAGCCAGTAAATCCTCTTCAGAAGGCTGTTCTTGCTTGGTGACAAACATCTCATTATGCTCTTTGAATTCTTTGTAGAATGAGCAATGATCCTTCATTTCACAAAGGTTTACACAGAAGAATGAGTCTCCGTTGTTGATGTGTTCACGGTTGAACGCCTCATCTTTATTCTCTTCCTTAGATCGTGTGATGATCTCATCCAGAGTTGATATGAGACTCTCTTTGAACTCTGAGATAACCTCATCAGTTAGATCGACATCGATAATACAATTGTCGACAGAGTACTTATTTTGAATAAACTCAGGTAGGCAAGACAAAGAATTAGAAGACGCAGATTCACTGACCAACTCACTGATTTTAAACGGATCAAAATTTACGAGACGAAGAGCTTTGATTTCCTGCTCTAGATCACCGCATGCGACTTGATACCCTTCCGCTTCTTCCGGAGTTGTCTTCTTCATCCCCATTTTCTTGACGAGCTTGGCAATCTCTTTCTCAAGCTTTTCGATATCTTTCGATACGCCTTCCAAGTCTTTTCGAATCTGATTGGAGATATGCGCCACCCATTGACGACGCTCTGCTTTCGTGACCTTTAATGATCCATTCTTCTGCAGAAATGACACGTTGCAGTACTTCATCATATCGTACCGAATTTTAATCTTTTCAAGCGGAAACTGCATCACTTCTCCATTAAAGAATCGACCATGCTGACTGATACCAATGGCATAGATCATAAGCTGTCGAGCCTTTTCAAGAAGCTTCTTGCCAGTGAATCCAGACATCGACGACGTCTTGTAGTCCATGATGATCAGGTTGCCCTCGTCATCTAGGAACTCGCTATCAATGTAGCCTTGGAAAACGTACTTTTCCAGTCCTTCAAACACAGCGATTACAGCTCTCTCGTTGATCACAGCATGAGGAATCGTCTTAACATTTCGGAAGTAATCTTGAATGTTCAGGATATACCCATCTCGAATCTCATCGGTGTTGAAACGTAGCTTAGGATCGTCCGCTACCTTCCACTTAAGCACCTCTTCATCAAACTTAACGATCATTTGGTCATAAGTGTACTTCCCTTCATAGAAATCCTGAATGATTTCATGGGCAAGCGATCCAAAGAAAGTGTAGCAACTGTCTCCACGGACTCGGATCTTATCGATGTACTTAAGCTTGAATAGCCATTTACACTGATCGAACGTACTTACTTTCGAAAATGACCATAGCTGTTCTACGTCCATTTTCTCTTTGATGTAATTTAGTTGTTCTCTAGACAATCTCATTCGGGACTACCTTCTTCCTTTTTGTTGACGTAAGACATTACATCTTCGGTGAAATGTTTCGCACACTTTACGACATAATATTCTTTATCTGCTTCAGTATTTGTATCTCCAACAAGCACTGGACTTCCTTCGAACACTGGATTGTCTCCTAGATATCGGATATTGAACATCGCCTTACTCTTGCATCCTTCTACTCGACAAATTGTCTTAACCTCTTCAAATCGATTCGCAAGCTCCAGTAGAGCCTTTGAACCCTCGAAAAGCATACCTTTGAAGTCGGTCTTCAATCCGTAACACATGACGGGAATGGATAAATCGTCTACGATTCGTCGTAAACCAAACACCTGCGAGTGACTCAAGAACTGAGCCTCGTCGACAAATACACATGCGACATCCAATCCGCCCTTAATAAGTAGAGAAATATGAGTGTAAAGATCATAATCTGGTGGCAGGTCTAAACACTTTGCCGACAATCCTGCACGGCTCTCAATCATCCCTGAAGCCGATCGAGTGTCTACAACTGGCTTGACGAGAAGTGGAAATTGACCACGTTGTTCGTATTCGAATGCATCCATCAGTAGACGAGCTGTCTTGGAAGATCCCATCGTTCCATATCTATAGTAAAGCTTTGCCATATAAAGTCCTTCTTTCTAATCAGTAGTACAGCTCTCCACGACTACCTTCCAACATGTAGTCTCGTGGCTCATTAAAGCTACGGTTCAAACCATACTCTTTAATTGCTTTCAAGCTGTTTCGACTCAGCGCCTCATCATCTACGTCAAGATTCTGGGAATATATCCGACGATAATCTTGAGCGTCTTCAAAGGTTGCTAAGTGAACGCCTGCGAATTTATGCATCCTGCCTTCTCCTTTTTTGCAATACTTTCTTTTAGTTACTTTTAACCATAAACTCCACTGCGTAGCCATTTACCTTAATCGTTTCGTTGATGTGTTCATCGTTCAAATAGATATCGCAGAGTATCCGTCCAAAGCTATCAATACTTCTGCTACGAAGATATACCTCTTCTCCAGTCAATCGACTGATCAGGTATTCTCGTGACTCCACAGCCTTCGTTCGAATATCATCGTCCTTAGAATGGATCTCAGGAGCATTGATACCCAGTAGTCGACCATGCTTGCCAGTCATCGTAACTGAGAAGCCTAAATCGATATCTGAAAAGACAACTGTATCTCCATCAATTACTCTATGAATCTTTGCTTTGTACCAATAAAGTAGGTCATCCATCTTTTCAATCTTAATCATTCTACATACCTCCTCTCAGATAATAGTTTCATCCAGACCTTGTATCCATGGTCAATTGGTGAAGAGTTAGCGTCCAGTAAATTCTTATCATCAAATACATAGCTAACCTTTCGATATTTCGAAAACTTCTTCGCCTGATTAATCAGGAACTGCTCTCCAGTATCGTTTCCATCATCGTCCTTCATCTCCATGACATCCTTGTCGAATGCGATGACAACTTCTATATCAGAAGGGAGGTGCTTCATAATGATCTGTGCCTGTGTTGGCGCAATCTCATGTCCACCCACGGCACCGGAAAATCCACGGTTTCTTGTTTGACTCCAGTTCTTGAGAACACTTTTTTCCGCTTCAAAGATAACGAACATACCATTCTCTTCCACATATTTAATCGAATGACTGAATCCATAGATGTTATAGATTTTCTTGTATCCTTTAATGTAGTTCCAGTACTTCGGAATCTTGAATTGCTCAATCTCATGAGCTGATCGAGTAGTTCGACCTGTTATTCCAACTATCGAACCTGCATCATCATAGCTAAAATGAGGGAAGATAATTCGATCCATCTTAGGATCATATCCAACCTTGAAAACCTCAGATGTTTGCGGAGTAATCCCCTCGTAAAGAAGACTGACATGGGGAACCATGACAAAGTCTCTCAAAGGCTCCATGCCGAACTTCGCAACCTCTACCTCATCCAAGTCAGTTACGGGTTTAGATCGTTTGCTGATGTCCCTGAATCTCTGAAGCGGATCGACCTTATTGCTCTTCCTGAATCCTGATGTCGACAATCCAAAAAGATTACCGATAAAACGTATCGATTCCTTGAATGACTCTTTTCGCAAAAGCTCGGCAAGAGAGATTATATCCCCTCGGAATGCTTCACCGCTTTTGTAGTATGAGCAGAACAAGGTATCTACGTTGACAGAGATGGCGGTGTGATTATCAGACTCCGGAGGCGCCCCACGCAACTCATCTCCTGTTTCCCAAATTCTATGGATTCCAAGAGCCTCCATCACTTTCGAGATTCTTTCATGATTTCCTGATAAATACTCTTTTAGTTCACTTGCTTTCATTGCGCATCAATCACCTTATCTATTTATACTTAACCACTTAATTATAAAAGAGGCGCTTCTTATTTGCAATACTTTTGTTTAGTTGGATTACGTTACGAGATTCGCTTGAATCTCATCCATTGCCTCATTTGCCAACTGATCAGCACGTTCGTTTAGCTCTACTCCAGAATGACCTTTCACCTTGAAAAACTTTGGAGTACATCTCCGCTCATTGACCAACTTATTTAGCTCCAACCATAAATCCTTATTCTTGACTGGCTCTTTCTTGGAGTTCTTCCAACCATTCCGAATCCAGTTAAGCATCCATCCTTGATTCATACAGTTCACCACGTATGCACTGTCGCAGTAGATTTCCATCTCTATATGTCCTGCGCCCCGTACCGACTTGAGAGCGCTAATGACTGCCTGAATCTCCATTTGATTATTCGTAGTGCCAATCTTTCCACCACGAATCTCATGTTTATGGGTACCGTAAGAGATAGCTACTCCCCAACCACCTACGTTATCTTTTTCCTGATTGCCACGGCATCCACCATCGCAATATGCAATAAACTTACTCATCTTTATTCCTCCTATTATCCGATCCATTTCCAAATCGAATAGATTATGATCGCTAATCCTAATGCGATAAAGTCATCGCCTATGTTTGGGAATGTCTGACCATAAATCAGCTTCTCCGCTAGCATCCATACGGCACCGATTGCCATATATATCATGAGAGCGTAAAAAATATCGTCTATCTTTTCCATCCGTTTCTCCTTACTTGATCTTGTCTTCGTTCCAATTGCGAAATAATCTCTTCTTCTGTCCAAAACTTTGGCTCTCTGTATTCCATGATTAACTCAATACAAGGATGATACGCTTTGCGACTATGTTTTAAATAGAACGACCTTACAGCCTTTAGCGCAGACTCTGCTTGTATAAAGAAAGTTTGAGTCTGATTGGCAAAGCGATTGTAAAACATGATTTTATACTTCTTCATCTCTCGTTTATTCGACAAATCGTTTCCTCCTCAGATCGTTACAAGATAGCAAAGTAACATCATAATGATTGAAAAGAATAATACTCCTGCCATTGGATTGTCATTCATAATCGATCCTCCATTTTTCTGAAATATTCTGCAGAGATTTTAAGCGCTTCATAAAGCCTTGCCTGCTCTTCTGTTGCGTCTCCTTCTTTCTCTGCCCATCGTCCTCCACCATTCATGATTGTCCCATCAGAACTGATATAGTAGTCTCTGCCACCTGCTACTCTCTCTCTCTCCTCATTCAATATACGTGCGATATCGGATGGCTCAATGTTGACTTTGACAGATGTTCTTGCTGTGACGTTGTAAATTGGTCGCATTCTTAGTTCCTCCTAAATTAAACCCTTTATTGTTTAATCAATTTTAGAGTCCGATGTGCTTGACTCTACTAAAAACATGCCACTCCCTGCAATGACTCCTGCTAGTAACGATTCATAAGCATTCATTGTTGTAGTCCAGTAGAATGTGATTGTCGCTAACATGAAACCGATAGTAGGTAAAAGAAACAATTCCCTCATTCGCTCTCCTGCCATTTGTTAATAAGCTTGATCATGTTGTCGCATCTACCAAAAGTGGCAAGCTCGATATCGCCATAATCTGTCTTCCCAACGATCCAATTATCACCGCTTGCAATAATTGTCTTGTCGCTATATGATCGGCTACCAAAGTAACCTTCACAGAAGCCATAGATACGAATGCCGACGAACTGATCTTTGTAAATTGTGCGTCTTCCAGAATGCTCGTACTCTTCTAGCTTTTCGAATAACTCTGGAACGAACTTTGTATCTCCGTCTGCCCAACGTTCACGCCATTCTTCTAATTGACTATTCAATCTAATCGCTCCTTTAATCTTCAAAATATGAGATTTCGCTTCTGTAAAGTCTGACAGAGTGTCCATATGGAGAGATTCCTATGATTAAAGGACGAACAATCTCTGATTTATCACGATTCCGATAATCCATAGATATAGCCACACAAGTAGCAACTCGATCCTCTCCTTCGCCCACCTTGTAAAAGAATCTCTTGCCGACACAACTATTGACCAGTTCGCTCAATTCTTCGAGTTCCGTTTTATCAACGGATAGTTCTTCCCATTTCTCCGTTTTCTTGTTTATAACAGAAGACAGCTCTTCATCTGTTCCACCAATCTTATAGAATAGAGAAAGGGCAACCATAACGACATCGATACACTCTTCCTTTACATCTTCGGAACCTAATTTCTTATATTCGCTACCATTGGCACCGATATATGACAGGAGTGCTTGTGAGACCTCTCCAGTTTCCTCTGACAGCTTTAGTCCGATCTGCTCCAGTGACTTCTTATTAGCAATGCTTAGTTCACGAATCTTCGTTAATTCCACCCTGATCATCCCTTCGATTTGGTCGTTGATTTTCAACAGCTACCAATGGTAACTACATCACTGCCTTCTTCGATGCGTTCGATTTCTTCATAGTTGCCTGATAAAGAGAAGATCTCTACCTCTTTCTCTCTGTCACACGTCAAGAGAAAGTCGATTAACTCCTGTGTCTTCATTCGAATCATCCTCCTGTAGCAGATCTCTATCTGAAATCTCTTTTATAATTTCGTTCGCTCTAGACAATTGACTCTCAGACATAGAGAAGGTAGGTATATTCTCTGCTTTGAGTCTCATAATCAACTCATCGATCATGCTTATTTGCTCGTCTGAAGATCTACATCCGGAACAATTGACTCTGGTCGGAAAATGACCTTATAGTGGAATGAATCTTCAAACTTAGCATCAGTCTGCTCAACGAAGTAACTGACGTTGTCGCTCAATCCAAGATAGTGCTTCTTATACTTCTTCTTACCGACCTTACAAGTTACAGTAAGCTTCTTAGAGCTATCGGTATCTAACGCACATAATCCTTCGATTGTTAGCAAGTACTTGTCCGTAATGCCATTGAAGAACACGATCTTCCGTTGTACCTCAAAAGAGTCTGCGGACTTTGATAAGTTTTCCGATACCGTATCGGCTTCAGTAGCTCCGCAAGCAGTTAGTGCCAAGATTGATAAAGCGATAATCGCTGAAAAAATTGTCTTTTTAAAATTCATTGTTTACATCTCCTGATTCTGTATGTTTTGTAATTTCGTTTTTACATTGCTCCTAATTAGAATCCTTGCACCTTAAGAAAACGTCGCAATCCGTCCACTACGCTTTTATCATTCTCTGCAAGTCGACCATTAACATAGATATCTCCGGTTGGTGTAAGTTTTAAAATTTCCTTATGATCCTTGCCACAGAAAATGATGCTTGGATCTACTTGAGAGAATGTGTTTCCAATCGCTACAGGTGTTGTTAATTTAGTTGTCTCCATTGATAATTCGCTCCTTTGAATTCAATTTCTACGTTCGACAGTAATTGGATTGTTTAGCATGTATTCGACAACAGTGTCGAGTGGAACAGGTTGACCGAACGGAACCTTGAGAACCTCGTTCATAAAGTAGCTATCCACTCCGACGTTAAGCTGATTCGCATCGTCACTTAATTCCGAATGAATGTGACCATGAATCGACCATTTCCGCTCTCGTAATCCAATCTGCATAGGATAATGAGTAAGCCACATGCACTGCTTATCTCGCTTCAGTACAATTCCGACACGGTGAAGTTCTGAGATAAGACCATTTTCAAGTAGTTTCTTACACACCTTCGTATCATCATGATTTCCTTGAATGAGGATGATGTTTCCGTTTAATCGCTCTAAGATAGGAGCAATCTTTGCGTAGCTACCATTGATTGAAATATCTCCGTCGTGATAAACGGTATCTCCATCTGATACAACTGAGTTCCATGCATCGATCATATACTCGGTCATTTCCTCAGCAGTCTCGAACTGTCCTCGAGTCTTCTTCTCGAAGTTCAAGATATTCTTGTGAAGATAATGTGTGTCTGCAATTAAAAAATCCAATGTATTAACCCTCCACTTTTACATGATTCCGAAATGTTGTAAGATTTTGTATCCGGCATAGAAAAATGCTCCCCAGATACCTACTACCATTGCTATTACTAAAAGCATCCAAGCTCCGATAAGTTTCTTCATGATGTCACTCCTTTCTTTACTTCCATTCAAGTGTCTTCCAGTCTTCATAACCATTATTCTCAATAAGGTGGAATACATTGAGCTTACGACCATCGCAGTACCATCCATTCTCGGTTTTTCGGATGCTGATATCTGCGTACTTGTTTAATCCAGTTTGTTCAAGCCACTTATTAATAGCCTCTTCTTCAGTGTCTCCTTCGCATATTTCGTAATAGCTCTGTATTCGCTGTGGACTTCCAGTCTCACATCCAAGATTTATCCAAATTAGATACTTCATGATGTCACCCCTTTCTTAGCCGTTGCCTTTTGACGCTGTTCCAAATTGTCAACGGTGATGTAGATGCCACAATCTCCGACGAAGTCTTCAGGCTGAGCCGTCAGTTCAATGAACTCCTCGTTTCGGAATGTGATCCGGATTCGATTTTTGCCTAATACTTTTACGTGTTTGATATTGACCATTTTCTTATTCTTCACTTCGTCGATTCGTCGCATTTTAATTCCCCCAAATGTTTAATGAAACCGTCATTTTATTAGTTACTGGCTACGGCAGAAAGGAGATCACGCTCATCCAAAAATATTTGAACCTCACCTTTTGCCTCCATCTTCTTAATGGTTGTGTGTACTTTATCTACACACCGCATATCAAAGAATCTACCTATCTTCAAATTGGCATATACAATTCTGTTCTTCAAAAGCGTCTACCCATATCGCTGTCGAAAAAGATTCCTCTGTCCTCGAATTCGAAGTACACCTGATTAATCTCATCCTCTTTTTTGAAGTTCAGTCCCAGTAGTCCTAGTAGGTTCAGCTTGTCAATCCGCACATACATAATCTTTCTAGGCGGAATGTATTCGAGTGAGTACAAGCTATCAACCTTCCTAGCCAATTCAGCTCGTTCATAATTAGCTCGAGACTTTGCTGAGTCAACCTCTCTTTCAATCTCCAATAGCTTGTTGTATCGATCGATTGATATTGTCACCATCTCTTGAGTTTGAATTTCACTCATTTGACAACCTGCTCAATCTTGAATTTTTCAAGATTAGTTCGAAGTTGAAGTCCATCGTTCTTGTGAACAACTACTCCGTTTTGAACGATTTCAATCTGAGGAGAACTGTTGTATCCTCCGTTCAGATCATATGAGAGATCAAATTCATCTCCTGCTTTCAATTGCTTGAAGAAAACTGCCTGCGTCTTCTTTAAGACTTCAATAACCTTGAATGATCCAGTCAGATTCATTGGAACAATCCTCCCCAGATAACACCTGCGGATACTGCTGTGATAAATACGGATAGAAAGAACACTACCACTTGCGCATCATTGAGACCTGAAAATAAGAAGTTAATCAGTCCGTGAAGTGTGAAAAATCCAAAGAATAAGAATAAAATCCAAGCTGTAAGTACCATAGTCGACACCATCCCTTTGCAATACTTTTGTTTTAATATAGTCGCAAAAGCGACTTCCTGCTAATAATATATCAGCTATTTACTATCATTGCAATACTTTTGTTTAGATAAAGAGATGAAACTTTTCATCTCAAGATCGACCTACTGTTTTATCCATATGGAACACATCGCTATATCCATTTTCGTTCATATAATCAAGAATTTGCTCGTACCAGTAGTTCTCAGCGCAAGCCTCACAGCAGAATTGACCATAGATATCGAAGTTTAAAGATACTTGCTCATTGATCATTACATATGAATCTCTATCCGGATCAGCGCTCGAAACTTTCGTCTTACACCAGTTGCAGTAAAACACCCAGTCCTTCTTCATATTCTTCTTATAAGGCTTTCTTCGATGCATGGATCTTGGAACAATCCGCTTGCCATCAACAGTCGCTGTATCAAAAATATGATGACCTGCAAACTCATTGAATCTATTGGACGTTCTAATATAATCCTCTACGCCTTCTGATTCATAGAATACATTAGCCAAGGCAATCATCTCTTCGAACTCTTCCTTTGTGAGAATCTGGCTACCATGTGGATTCGTGAAAGCAAGACCTTCTTTGTTATTAACAGTGACTTCTACCGGATTCACTCCAAAATGCTTGAATGGCTTATGTCGAATAATCATAGTACCTACCCCCTCTAGTTAATTACTATTACAGTAATATACTAGCACAAAATAAAAAAGCACTGCAAGACCCAAATGGAAAAGTCTAGCAATGCTTTTGATTAAATGTCTTCCGGAATCAAACACGTTCCAAAGTCCGTCATAATGTTCCGACCCATATCAACTTCAAAGACTAACTGTCTCGAGGTTTGACCTGCTCGGTTCTTCCCTATGAATAAGATGAAGTACTCTTTATCCTTGCTCATCTTCGTTTTGGTGCCATTCTTCAGCTTGACCTCTACTTCGTTCTTTCCGCCCTCTTTCTCGCTTTCCAATGCTTTGCGGACAAGGAGAAGAGTCGAAACAACGTCGACTACGTTCTTAGACATACCCAATGAGTTCTGAGAGAGGAATCGTGACATCATAGCTGATTTACCTAACTGATACGTCACCCAAACATGAAGGTTGCGGTTAGAAGGTTTGATCAAGTCGTAAAGCTTGACCATCCCTTGTTGCAGTTGTAGCCATGCCTGAGTATTCAGATTGATATTGTCGCTATCCAATTTCAACGTATCCAGAACAAAGTACTTGATACCATTGACAGATGACTGCTTCTTGATCGTCTTGATTGCCTTGTTCATACTGAACGAGTTGAAGTTGATGAAGGTGATATTCCCCTTCTCCATCTCGCTCTCAAGCCAATCAACTCCCTCTTTGAGAATATCGAGTTCCTCATTTGTGAAGTTACCCTGATTGAAGCGATGCTTTTCAAAGCTCTTTTTAACGACATTGTTGACCGCCCACACAATGATTTCCTTACGCCACTTAACAGAGTCTTCCTCATTGGCAAGGATCATTAGCTTCTCATTATATTCGATCATGTTCGGTAGAATCTGAGAAAGCGTAATATAGGTTTTACCCATACCCGAGTTGGCACTCAACATCGTTAGATTCCCTAAAGCCATACCGTTGACGAATTCAGTCAACATGGATGAGTAGTAAGGGAATCCTCGCATGAGACCCTCGTTCGCATCGAGTACCGTCTGCCAAAGGTTATCCTTTAAATCTTCCGTCTTCTCGGCAACTTCTACATCTGCAAATACAGAGTCCAGTACAGCTTCAAGTGTAGTCTGGATTTTTACAACGGGCATTGCTTTGTATGCATCGAATTTCTCCATAATCGGGAATCCCAAATCATGTAGTCGAATCAATGCATTGAACTTCTTGACATCAACTAGATAAGCTTCAAAGTTCTCTTCTTGTACGAACTTCTTACCGTCAGCAATCGTTTGATATCCATTGGCATCTTCGTACATCTTCTTGAGCGCTTCATTCTCTTCTACACGCAATCCAACTACGATTTCATCGAGAACTAGCTTACCTTTCTTGATCAAGTTTTCTGCAACTCCAAAGTACATCTTCCATACAGGATCATGGATGTCATCAATGGTTAAATTGCTGTCAAAGTAAAGCTCTGTATTCTTATACATACTAAGAACGACGTAGCTCTCTGCTGATTTCTTTGTATTTGTAAGCATCTTTCTAAATTCGCTTTTAGCCTTTTGCTCCGGTGTTAGTTCATTACTCATCGATCGATCCTCCTAGAAGCAAGGCAATTTCGTCTTTGACGCTTTCTTCCTTTGCCTTCTCTTCCTTTTCTTTTTCTCTCTTCTTGTCTAGCATTGCTTTATAGTCGAAGGTCGGAGCATCTGTTCTTACGTCGTCTAGCTTCTCATTGGCTTTTTGCTGATCAGCAAGTCGTTTCGCAACATCAGGGATTTCGGACACGATGAATCTCATACAGCCATCTACTTTATGCTTGAAGTTCGCAAAGTTCGCTGTCTTCAAATAGGATTGAAGTCTTGGGTTGACGACCTTCATTGCAATCAATATCGTCTTGAAACTGTATCCTCGAGGCAGGATGCGTGTATTCGTACCGCTAGGATAGTACATGCCAACTCGCAAACCTAAGAGACGTTTTGCCATATGCGACTTCTTGTCGTTGGATGTGATAAAGTCTTTTCCTACTCCCAGAATTTCATCTCGGAAATAGTAAAATACCGATTCCCATTCCGTATTTTCTGCAGATTTCATTTCGACATTCGTCAATCCTTTGTTGTATTCCGGAACACATTCCAAGTGAAGGTTGCGCTTATAATTTCGAATACCTTTTCGAGTCTGTAGCGGTACCTTTTTGATCACATGATCCAGTGAGTTTACGATCGGCTTTCCGCAGTAATAGCATTTAATCTCCTTTGGTTCTTTCATTGCAGTTGTCATTTTCGTTATCCCCTTCCACATAAATATAGGGAAGGCGGAATGCGCCCACCCTATTTGCAATACTTTTGTTTAGTTAAACTTTTCTAATTCAGCTACGACGGCTTCGAGCTTCTTAATCTCAGTAGCTGTTGGCTCAAGTGGATTCTTGATTTTAGCTTCCTGAATGAGTTTTACAGCATGAGCTTGGTGCCGTTCTGATTTAGCCATCAATTCACGAAGCTTATCAACGGTAGTTTTTTCTCGGTTAGTATCTTCTTCTACCAATGCCATTTCAGCTTTCTCAGCATCTGCAGAGAGTGTAGATTTGATCTTATCTCCGTTTTTGCGTGATTCGATGAATGGCTTCCATACATTGTATGATGGATCAGAGATGACTTGACCAACTTTTGTCACACCTGTACGGTCTTTGAGGATGATGCCTTTGTACTGAACATCTCCGCTTGCATCGACAGTAGTGTACAATTTGATAACTAAGTCATAGTCATACTCGGCACCTTTTTGCATAACAGGCTTCTCACCAATTTTGACGAAACTGTCACCTTTTTTCTCTTTAATATCATCGATTTGAGAGATAGAGATTACATTGACGCCTTTTGCTGACAAGTCGATCTTTAGGTTTTGAAGTCGTTGAGCAACAGACTTGATTCGACCCCACCCTCGCATTGATACGGCAGAGTCCATCACGTCTTTACCGCTCTTACGTGCCTTCTTCTCCTCAACTGTCAGTGCCGAGTCAGTAAGGTTTTGATAGAATTTCGTTTCAGAGTCGATGACGAGCGATTTAACAGCTTCCGGATCATCCTCTACGATTTCCTCAATCTCATCAATCGCACTATGAAGCTCATTGAAGTCCATCGTATTAGCGATACCCAAAATGTTTTGACCAAACTGTGGATGATCTTCGTAGAAAGCCATACCTGTCTCTCCGTCGAGAGCATATAATTTAGGGAATGATAGCGAGAATACGGATTTACCTACTCCCTTTTCACCCATTACTAATACCTTAAGACCTAATTGCTTTGTGCTTGGTTTACGGAACATACTCATAATAATAACCTCTTTCTTTTCATCTGTTTTTTTATAACAATTGCAATACTTTATCAATGTCTTACCAGTTAGAGCGGAAACCTTGGATGTTGTCAGTAGCAATATCTACCTCTTGCATCATGCTCTTCACTCGATTAAGACCATCACGGAGCTGATTTTGGTTGGAGTCAATTCGGTAAGCAAATGCTCGAATTTGCTCACGACTTGGTTGGACAGTAGCATTAGACACGTCGATAATCTCTTTTTCAATCGTATCAAATCCTGCCAAGGCAGACTCTAGCATTTCAATCGCAAACTTTGCTTTATCAGCAATGTGATCGATTTTCATGGCAGTCTCTTTTGTTTTAGAACTTGACCAGTCTGAATTCATATAGTTTGGAGAAGTTGTCGGTGGTGTGTATGACATGTGGTTTATCCTCTCTTATTTCTGATACTTGTCAGTAATTTTGTCGATTTGATCCGTCTTCTTATCAATCAAGTCAGTTAAGTCGTCGATTTCGTCTGTATACTTATCTACGTCCTTGATATTCTTTTGTACTTCTTCAATGTTGCTTGCGACACCCGTCACTTTAGACATTATTTCCGTTACAATTGAACCCACCAATACTTGGACATGATCCGGAGCATCCTTGCCGATTTGCTGAACCAAACGATCAGCCAATGGTTTGACTTGAGAAAGTGTTGTCGAAGCATTCGTTAACTCACGACCACATGATGCTAATTCCGCATCAATCTTATCTGCTACACGGTCAATCTTGGACTGTGTAATCTGATCAATCTCTTTAATAACTCCATCAATTTCATGACATAATTCACGAACTGCACCTTTACCTACGATCATATTAATTACCTCTTTCTGATTGTGTTATGATTTATTTGCAATACTTTCGTTTAAGTGAAGTTGTGTCACTTCACTTAAACTGTTGCATTGATTACTGATTACAATAAGCCTTGGAGCCAAGAAGTGTCTCCATCTGCATTAGATGATTCTTCAACGATAGATTCTGCAATTGAAGTGTTCTCGTCTTCTTCGATGTTAACGATGAGATCTTCCGGAGTATACTTGTCATCATGGATGTCCAGAGTGATTTTGTTTGCATCATCTTTGTCACGGATGATGAATGGACGTGTGAACAATAGCTTAGAGACACGATTGCCTCGTACAGTCATCTTCTTCTTCGCTTCTTCCATCGAGTACAGACCCATTTCGATAAGCTCTTTTACATCTTTGCTCAACTCAATGTCCTTCTCGTTAACTTCTTCTTGCTCATATCCTTCGAGAATCTGACCCTCGAGAGTTACTTCACGAACCTTGCCTTTTTTGACAGAGAACAATTTCTTGATAATCGCTTCCGTAGTTTCTGGCTTCTCTTTGTTCACTTTAACGACTACTGGGAAGTCGAACAACATGTTTTTACCAATCTTTTTACCATTTAACTTGCTGACATAGTCGACCGCACGAGCGTTGACGATGATTTCGCCAGTCTCTTTAGCATTACGAAGAGATTCTTTTGTAAGTGAATCCTCATCAACAACGACTGTCTGTACAAAGTTTGCGAATCCTTCTTCTGACTTGCTTAGGAAGATCGAATCAATCTCTAGCTTGCGCTGAGTCTCGTCATTGTACGTGTTGAATGCATAAGAACCCTTGACCATGATCATCATGCCGTCTTTAAGATGCTTCTGGATGTAGTCGTGAGCATCATAAGATGAAAGGAACTTCTTAACAATAAGCTTAGAGTTCTTCTGCTCTTCTGTTGGCTCTACGCCCTCTGCAGGCTCTTTTTCACGAACAAGACCAATCTTGATGACGTTGAATTCGTTAATCGTTTCAACAATTGACTCGTTCAACCGATCCGCCCATGCGACATCAATGTTTACAGATGGCTGTCCATCTACTTGCTTAGTACGAGCTTTGATCGGGTAGTTTTGAGAAGGAGAATATCCGCCCATCATTTCACCGTAAATCTTGTTTCCCTCTGCTGTTTCAATACCGATATTCACTCGATTGTAGATGTAATCCGAGTTCTTCGAAGTCTTGTCTCCACTGAATGAATTCTCGCTCAGCGACGCCTTACCTACGACTGTGACGTATGATTTACCCTTTTGTAGTACTTGCTTTTCTTTTTCTGCCATGATTAAAAACCTCTTTCTTTTCCAAGTAGTTTTCGCTTCTTTTCAGAAGTGATTGAAATTGTTAAACCAATAAACAGATGATATTTATTAGCTTAATCACGTCAATCACCGACGTGATATAATCGGGAGACCCGTACAGTCTCCCTCACATATTGCAATACTTTTGTTTAGTTTTTGTTTTGATAATGAACTGTCATCGCAAACTGTACGAAGATCAATCCAATGTTTAAGAACTCAGTTGTAATGATCCAGATATTCGTTCCTGTGATGATCATGTTGCCTGTTACGCTCAGTAGTCCGAGTCCAAGAACAATGAATAACCAACGGCTAATTCCGGTTGCATCCTTAACACGATTCAAGTGAATGATTTGAGGAATATACGCTGTTAGAAGTGCGATACTTCCGACTAGCTGAATTCCATCTCCAATGTCCTCTGCGCTCTCTCCGCTAATCATTGCATAGACAAGTACTGCCAACATAACAAAGAATGCTTTTGCGACGTTGTGATTAATCTTGATCTTTTGACGGCGAAGCTTCTTGCAGTAGATGACTAATCCAAGAGTGTACCAAGCACCGAGCGCATTGAGAGACTGAGTGATCATGACAGGAAGAGATGTGTCATGAAGAATCATATTGACTAGAATGGATGTACATCCGATTCCGATCATTGTCCAGAACAGAAGTGAAATTCCTGTTGGGTTCTTTGTCTTGTGAAGCTTTCCAATCTGAGGAGCATATCCACCAAGCAGGAGAGCTGATCCGATCGTTTGGATCAATAGTCCGAATGATAATAGTGTCATATTAAATGTCCTCTCTTAAATCGTTTGTAGTCCGTTTGATGGACTAGCATGTTTGATTTCGTTTGATTGATAATCCTTGTACTCGATGGCGTAAAGCTCTTCCATTGCTTCTAGCTCTACTGGGAATCCGTTCACTTGGCTAACTGCATTTACGCCTTCAGATTGGCTCATGACACGCATCATTGCAAGGTTCATTCGAATTTTGGTAGGCATGCCTTTGTTTACAGAAATATCTCTTAAATCTTGTTGAAGAGTGTCGTAGATGTTTGGTACATCGATTACTTCTCCCACGATCGCTTCTTCAGACTGTGAATCATTTGACTCCTCTTCACGAACAACTGCATCAAGAATTTCATGCTCTACAAGTTTTCCTGAAATCTCCGCTCCGACCAACGGCTTCTTGTTGATGACCTCTAGTAGATCACGAGTCAATGATTCCATGTGAATCTTTACAAGCTCATTCGTGTCCTGCGCTCCTGTGAAGAGTAGAAGGTTCTGTAAACCCTCTTGTTGAAGCATTGTGTTGTAATCAATCTCAATATTTACTGTCATTACGCCTTTCATATCCATCGCCCTCTCTTTGTGCAATACTTTTGTTTTAATGATTTTTATACGTCTTTCTCTCTCAATACCTTACCTTCTTATTATAGAGAAGATCATTCTTTATTGCAATACTTTTGTTTAGATTTTATTTAAGTTTTTCATCAACCGGAGATACATCGTTTGTAGCAATGGCTCCTTAGATGCGATCAGTTCTTCCAGACTAATCCACTGGCTATATCCTAGCTTTTCAAGCTCTGTTCCATCACCAATAGCAGGTACCTCTTTGCATCCACGATCGAGATCAACGGCAAACAGATACATAGTGCTATCGGATGCTTTCGATGGCTTTGAGGTGCCAAGATACATAATATTATCAAGAGGTACTTCAAATCCGCCCTCTTCAATTAGCTCACGCCATGCAGTGACCACCGCAGGCTCTCCTTCTTTATCCATGCCACCCATGACGGCACCAAGCTCTGGCATATCAGAGTGTGCAGGACAAACTTCAAATCGACCAAGGAACTCCATTTCAGGATATCCCCACTGGCTCATCGTCTTGGATCGGTACGGTAAGATTGCAACGCCTTGATTATTACACCATGGAGCTGTCGTGTAGATGTACTTCTCTCCGCCAACGGTCGTTTTCTCTTGAACGGCAAGCCATTTAGAATGAAAAAGCTCAATAACATTAGACATTGCGATTCGCCTCTTCAGAATAAATTCTCTTATACCATTCGATGTCAAGAAGTTCACTCTTGAGGCGACGGAAAGTCTCTAGACCGGAAATACTTTTAGGAACGTTCTCACACCATTCGCTATAGTCATCTTTGCACATTAGTTGTCGAATGCTAGTCGCTGATCGATCGTTTCGAGCAATGACGAGATGACTGATTCCCTTAATCTTTTCAGGATTAAACCATGAGCCACGCTCTTCGTCATTACCATAGATGAAGCAATCAACATTTTCAGTAATTGCATAATGACTCTTCCACATTTCAATTTTTTGGAGTAAAAAGTCACCCCAATCATAACTGTGATCTTCTTCGTGTGTCATGTCATCTGTATGGCAAATTAAAAGCTTTCCACCTTTAATCTCTTCGTCAAAAACACGACGAATCAAATTCATGCGAGTATGCAGATTAAACGGGTTGCGAACCGTTCCACTCTCCGTTGAAGATCCTACCATAAGCAATACCTTGTCACACACACTGAGCGACTTTCTGATCATATTTTCATGGTCTAGATGTAACATCTGAAAGCGTCCTAGTACAAATCCTAATTTAAACATTTTAACTCCTCCGATTATGAGTATTTAGCTTCGAATTCTTTTACAAGCTCATTGATTGAATCAGATAGGATGATGCGATCCTGTAGATCTTTTCCTAAATTCGACAATGCAATCTCCTTCGTTTCTTTCCATTCCGGCACATGTGTAAATGGTTTATTGTCATATGTCGACATGTCTAATCCGTGAAGATAAACGGTTTGATACTCAGAAGTTAATTCAGCATGCCAACTTTTTTCTCCAGTTGTTTGTTCACGATCTACTACTAGTTGTCCATCTGGATTTCGATAAACATAGACGGCATCTGGAATTGAACGCTTCAATGCATCCATGCCAAACTTCATACGTGGCGCTCCGTTCGAGAATGCTGTCTTCATTGCGAATCCTAGCGTATCACGATTGATGTCATTGTAGAATCCGCCACCAACACCATAACTAACGAAGCTTAATGGTACCTGACGCAACATGAAGAAGTAGTCTGTTCGTTGAATCATCTTGAAGCTCATGCCCTCACCGATGATCGCACTTACATTCTTGAGACCATGATGATCGACCTTTTTATAAACTTTTACAACCTGCTCATCAACGTCTCCACTATCCGGACGAATGACGATATGAACTCCTTTTGAGTCTGCATAGTTTGCCAAAGGAACAAGATACTCATCGATGAAGCGATGTGCATCATATGTGTCGATTACCAATGCAACGACACTCTCTCCGGCATCTGCTGTCGCATCAATCGCATGCACGTACCCATCGTATTCAGCGTCATATTGCTGTGTAACTTTATGCGCCAACGCACTGATAGACGATACATTTGCTTCAGGCGTATGGATCAATGAGTGCAGATCGTCTGTCCCAAATAAGAACATGTTCCAAGCTGTACTTGCCCAGTAAGCATCTTCTAGACTACGATGACCACGGAATCCAAAGCTGTGTACTCGAGATAGGAAGCTGTCATCATATCCGTACTCCTTCTTCGTATCTTCGAGATACTGACGAATGCGGAATGCTTCGGTAGCTGTTCCTGATGGGAATGATGACTGCAAGAATACTCCTTCAATCCAAGTAACTAGCTCTCCGAATCCTTTTACCGTGTTGCGAACCTGTGCAAAAGGAGTTCCTTTAGGACACCAAGTTCCTTCCGGTAGAGATTGGACATGGATCGGGAAGAATCCGTTATGCTCATCAACCACCTTACGAAATAACTCGATCGGTGCTTTCACCTTGATTGTATTTGATGCATTTTGAAGCTGATCAATCATTTCGTGTGTGATTTGAACAGATAAAACCTCATTCACCATCTCAGCGAATCCGTACAAAATCATTCCTGAAGCACGATTGTAGATGTGTGATACTTCGTAGTCTGTGTTAATCTTTAGTCGTTCGTGACTCAAGTTGTATGCGTCTGTAAGCATAAGTGGATTTGATCGTAAGTCTTTTAACATGTGAATCCCTCCGGAATATTAATTGCAATACTTTTGTTTTAATATATTTTTTTAAACTGTGATGTATGGAATTTGCATTTCTTGATCGTACTGAGGCATATACCGATTGTTCTCCGTAGCGATTACAGGGAACTCGAACAAGACAACCTCTTTCTTCCCAGAACCTTCTTGATAGCCGTATCCTAATACGCATTCTGTATCCAACATGCTTCGAACTTCTTTTAGAAGCGATTTCTGCATGAGTAAGAATTGCTCTGACTCGAATCCGACTTCTTTTCCGTAACTCTGAAGGTCTTGGAACGAGTTGTAAAGTATCTCTCCCTCAATCTTGTAAATGTGAGTCGGATAAACTCGACCTTCAATTCCCAATGCTTTTTCAATCTCCGAAACTGTCTGCATTTCTTGATCAAGAGTGATGATGTCGCTCACGATGTTTGCTAATGCATTAGATAACTTACGCTCTCGCTCTGCTTGATAAGCTTTAAGGTGATGAGTTAGTGCTTTTAGTGCTACTTCGTCCATTCTTTTAAGCCGATCTGTTTCTTGAAGTTGAATCATAATCATTGTTATTTCCCCCGATGTCTTGTTTTTGTATTTGTGTGATAAATAATGAGATACCGTATTTCTCAGCCAATTGGATCATACTCTTTGTCCCAGTACTTTTACCGTCCCAGAAGCAAATGCAGTAACTTTCAATTGAACCGCTTGCGTAGATTGCCATTTCCATGTTTCTAAGATGACCTGCCGAATATCCTCTTGAATCCCAATTGGCATTCAATACTTTCAGCTTCGTCCCGAACTCTTTGGCGAATCTCTCTCCAAGCTTATCTGCGCCATTGGCACCGCCACTCACCACCTCAAGCTCGTCCATTTTAATTCCTGATTGATCAAGAACTTCTTGAACTCTCTGCTTGAGGAGATCGTAGTCTGAAAAGTGCCTGCTACCTGCGATGATCATTCTCTTTTTCATTCAATCGCTTCCTTTTCGCTATCTCCTTGCCACAAGATAATAATAGCAAGTAGAGTTGTATATTGCAATACTTTTCTTTAATGTTTTTTTAAGAAGTTTTGTAGTCACAAACGCTCAAGAGATTTAACATAGGCATCGATCTCTGTACGAGTATCTTCCCAAGACTGAGACGTGTCGAATACCTTCATCTGATCAATTAACGGACGTAGCTGAGTCTCTGTCGCACCATTCAGTACTACTTCAACATCAACATTCTCTTCTCCATCACGATCCTTCAATCGTTGTATCGCAATATCTTCTGGACAGAATACCATCGCTTGGTGGTATCCGGATTCAATTAGATATGCATACTCCAATAGTTTACGAGTGTCGGCAATGACAATACGTGGATGACCCTCTTCTTCGATCCGACGGATAGTCTCCTTGATCCAAACAAGCTTGTCGATTTCACGCATCTTTTCGCCAATTGCAATGAGAACACTTCGATCTTTAACCTTCATCCCGAATAGCTCCTCAGCTAATTCATAGATTCGATCAGCAAAATTATAGACCTTAAATCCATGGTGTTCACAGAGATACGATGCTATCGTGGACTTTCCACTTCCGGCAATGAAGTTGTTCAGTGACAATCGGATTGGTGTTAATTCTTTCTTTGGCATTGATATTCCTCCTAATTCATATTTGCACTTGGCATTTACGTTCATCCCCTTCCATGATTTTGTAGTTGGATATTAAGGCTTCACGTAAACATTCACAGTCTTTCTTCCCCAATTAATGGCTTGACCATGATCACGCATGTAAATATCGATGCGATGACCTTTGATCGCTCCACCCGTATCTCCGGCAATTGCCATTCCGTATCCTTCAACATATACGGTCGACCCTAAAGGGATGACCGATGGATCAACAGCAATTACTCTTGCGTTCGGATTTGCCGATAAATTGATTCCCGTAGCTGTCACTCCACTACATCCGGCACAGCTAGCCGTGTATGCACTGGAGCTTACACTCACTGCTGTCCAGTCTTTATATGAGCCATTACCGCTACTACTCTTCTCTCTCTCAGCTTCCACTTTAGGTTTCGGTTCTGTCGAAACATCGACGACACGAGTAACCTTTTGCGACACTTCGTTCTGAGGTGCCGGAGTTGCGGAAGCCGTAACGGAATGGCTCCTTACTTTTTTACTGACGCTTGTAACTTTGTCTGCTTTAGCATCTTCTCAAGCTCGTCCGCATTTCGACGGCTCGACTTGAGATCTCGGTTCAGCTTTTCATTGTCCTTGAGCAACTTGTTGTACTTGGATTTCATATCCTTTTTGTCTTTCTTCATGATGTCGATTAGTCGATTGGTTTCATGCAACTCTGACTTGAGTGTCTTTGTTTCCAGTTGCATCTTGTCAATCGTACCTTCTTGGCGTTTTAACGCACTCTCATAGTGAACAATCTTCTCTTGAGTCTTATCCATGGCAATCTTCTCATTCACATACAGACCACTCGTAACGAGCAGTGCCAAGCTAAATGATACTTTCACTAATGGACTAGACGCTGTACCGAATACACTTCCTCTCTTATTCTTGATTTGGTTCATATTATCAATTCCCTTCTGTGGGTTTTCCACAAGTTCATCGTAACATAATTTGCAATACTTTTGTTTTACGATAATGTTACAAATCAAGCTTAGTTGTAGCTTGGTTCCGTTTTATCTTCTCGAATTGTCTTGAATATCGGGAATCGGAGCGAGAGGTTGCCGTGCTTGTCCACGGACTCCTTGAAGTACTGTACCTCTATAATCTTTCCAATCAGCTCATCCGAATCAATCCATAGCGATTCTCGTAGCTCATCTGAGAATCCACCACCTACACGAACATCGAATCCTTTATAATCGACGATGACTCCGCCAAGCTTACCCTCATTCTTCCCTTCTCCTTCGAAAGTTCCTTTGACCATTAAGTCTGCAGACTCCATGATTTTCACTTTCAAGATGTCAAAAGTCCTTTTTAACTGGTACGACGCATCAGCCAATTGAACCATAATTCCTTCTTCTTCCATTGCGATCGCTTCTTCAGATAGCTCATTGATTTTATCATGATCAAACATCCCAGTGTACAGGGGTTTAACATATGCGATCAATGGTTGATGATGACGTTCAACAACTAGTTCAAGCGCTTTCTTACGCTTGATACACGACGTACTGCATCCACCATTTTTGAATTCATTGATCGGTAGCATGTCGAATGCATGGAACATGACATTCTTCTTCTCGCCCTTTGTACGGACAATCTTTTGTGTCTTCTGAAACAGCTCACTGGACTTCATATTCTCATCATTGATTGCTAGAATCTCACCATCGTAAACGATTCCTCTTGGGAACTCTTTGAAAGCTTCGACGATATCCGTATATCCTTCAAGCTCTTTACCGCTTCTCGATAGCAACTCGATCGATCCGTCGTCGTGAACGAAGACTGCGCATCTATTTCCGTCAAGCTTAGGAGTAGCAATGATCTGCTTGCCTTCATATCGGCTGTAATTCTTCTTGATCACGTCTTTACCAGTCTTTCTGTCCTTCTTCTTCTCGGTGTACTTCTCCGCAAGCATCAAATCAAATTTAGGGATAAATTCCTCTCCGAAAGCCTTGTTAATCGTTGATTCACTAAACCCGAACTTTAACGACTTGATTGCCATTGCTTCGTATAACCACTTCAAGTCTGACGACTGAGAACCGATAAATAACTGAATCTCAGCAATCTCCGTATCCTTGCCAGTTGTTCCGGACAAGAATTCAAGGTAGTCGTCAAACGACTTGATCGATCCCTTTGCCTCGACATTGGTCACTTTCTTCTGGAGCTTCTTCTTTGCAATATTCGTTTTGAAAAAAGGATTAAATATTTGGTTTAACACTCGTCTAAGTCGGGTATTCTCTTTATTGTGGGCAAGGATAGACTGTTTGTCATTTTTGCTAGATGTTGAATTGATTTCCAACAGGATGTCTGCTACGTCTTTCATGATGGGTTTCCTCCGATCGAATTGTTTTACTTAGATGAGACCGCTTGAACGGACTCTTCAACTTGATACTTGTAGTTCAGAACCTTCTCTAGAGCAATCTCTAGTAGTTCTTTAGACTCAAGCTTGTTAACCAATTGGTCAATAGCTTCATTGTTTTCATCAAACGACTCGATCGCCTCTTCATCCGAGACATCAAGTTTCATGAGTGACATCGTTTTCTGTAACATTAGCAATCCGTTACTGATGCGTTCGCTAATTTCATCCATTAAATCGTGATCAGATTGATCGTGATGGTTCATTGTAAATCACCTTTCCTTTTTCAAGTTCTTCTGTCGCCTCACGCCACGTCTGGGCAACCGGAGCCAGTTTGCCAGACTGATAATATGACTTGATTTGATCGACGACTATTTCTATGCTCCCATCGCATAGTGAGAGTCGCATTTTCATGTTGTTGATCAAGTCCTCAATGAATCCCTCACGAACGCACTCACAGCAGATGCGCTCGTAGTACACGATCATCATCTTGGTGAAGACGCTGTTTCCCGTTTCATAGACAGAAGATAGCTCAACGAACTCATGGCAAGCCTCTAGATCAAAGTGACGCATTAAGATTTCTCGACGTGCTTCAATGAATCCCACGATCGAGCTATTATACTCTTCACATTTCCCCAACAGTACTTCTACCAACGGTTGCTTCCCCTGTGTTAGCGCCTTAAATCCTGCATTTCCTGATACGTTTGCTTCTGTGAATTTTCTCATCGTCCGTTTCTCCTTCTATCATCATCTTGCCAATCTCTCCGAACAAAATAGGAACAAACGTTCTTAAGTTCTCCGTAAATCTTAGCACCTTAGTCATTTTGTGTCAAACAAAAGTTTTGCAGTTTGTTTAAAATTCAATTTCAAATATTTCAACTCAATTTCGAAACTCCCACCTAATATTACAAAATGATTACTCATAGTAAAACTTTTGCTTTAGGCGGTGTTAAAATTTACCCAGTAGTCTTTTGCTACCGAGCATTAAGTACTAATGATGATCAATCAGCTCTGCTTACCTATGATACAATTGACATATCCGTATTGCAAGATAAAATTTCCAAGTCGTGAATATATTTTTCCAATACGAAACCCATTTCTTTAATTTTTTCAAAAATGGAATAATATGTATTTTGCTTGCTTAACGTAATTATTCCCTGTCACCAGTACATCTTATGGTTACAGGGAATAATTACATAGTATCTAATTGGATAATATGAAGCAAGCGTTTGGCAAAATTAGTGCAATACTTTTTCTGCCAACTCAATTCTGCGACGGATATAGAAGTATGTTGATTCGTTCTTGCTAAGGTTAAATCGTTCGATAACGTATGCGATTGCCTCATCTTGCGAAGCTCCTTCTGCCATCTTTTCTTTTGCGTAGTGTACTTGTCCGCTATACGATACGTTGGTTGCCGTCAAATATTCATGTCCGGCTAATTTTGCGATACGAAGGATGCGTTGGTTAACGTTATTCCAAAGAATCTGCGCATTGTTACGAAGACCACGAAGGATGTATTCACTCTGAGCAATCTTATAGCTACGACTTACGAGACCTTTCGTACTTACATACTTCTCGTCGAAGTCCATTGCTTTACGGATCATACGTGCAGTAGTTGAAGAAATCGGTACTTCACGAGCCGGAGACACTTCATCTTCCGTTCTCATCTCAGGAATCTTGATGATAAGGTTGTCGTAATCTACGTCGCTCTCTTTGATATTGATTAACTCTTGGAATCTGTTTTTGTTACTCACGCCATCAAAGATGAGGTTCAAGATTACTCCGTCCTGTGCATTTTCGGCATACTCACTTAAGTAGTCGATTTCTTTTTTGTCAAAGAACATATTTTCCTCTGCCTTCTTATCGAGGAATGCATCGACAGCATCACGGTTATTATATTGGGTAGCGATGTTCACCTGATCAAGATTCTTATGCTTGATTGCAAACTCGATATATTGCTCCATCGTAGAGATAGAGTTTTGAAGACTACGGATAGTTGTTGCTTTTAATGTTTTTAATAACTCTTCGAATTTTACACTATCAAAATTATATAGGTCTTCGTTATAAAGTTTTTCAATAACTGCAGTCTTATTAAATAAAAATCTATTTACTCGCTTAGTCTCTTCAGCGTATGGCTGACCTGACTTAGTTCTATGCTGTTCTAAGAATAGTTCTTTAAATTCTGGATTAAAAAAGAAGAATACCTCTTTGTCATTTTTGCTCGTACTAGAAGCAATAAAATGCTCTGGGTTAAATGAATCGTCGCCAACTTTATTAAAAATTACTTGTAAGAAGAGAATTGCCTCATCGCTATTTAAATGATCAATAGATTTGGTTTTAAAAACTTTCTTAGCGTTCTCTTCTCCAATTACTTCTTTCAATGAGTTCTCAACTGATTTCTTTAACATCCCAATCTTAGAAATTCCGTTTAACGTTGAATCAAGTTTTTCCCTAATCTCTTGAAGTTTTGCATTGTTAATTTTAGTCGCCATTTTAAATTTCTCCTCCATGTTTTTCTATCCATCCTATGTTTATCAAATAAAGTAAATCTCCGCTATGTATTTCCCTATCTGATATCAATACTAATATATCCATTAGCAATTTGCAATACTTTTTCTTTATTTTTGTACTATTTGATTTAATAAAAGTATAATCTCTATACCTAAAAGCTCAACTCTCTATCGGTAAACTACATAGACATTCTTAATAAGTCGTTATTTGATAGTCTACTCTCTCCTAGACGAAACTCATCGTGACTTACAATGCTAGCAAAGATAAAACCTAGATCCTCGAATACGTCCTGAACATGCATAGGATCTTTCTTCTTTGATGCATTGAATCCTAGACTATCATGGTATAGAACGTAGAATCTCCCCTCATCCGATACGTGCCACATATCACCGTACTTACCTCGGCTTCTAATAGACAGGTCTCCGCCTGCTAACACCTTCACCTTAAGCGTTGGGAACTTACTAGCAATATTCATAATCTCAATCTCACTTACCTCTTTCGTTTTGAATCCCTTCATGATCAACTTGTGAGCCTTTTGATACACTCTCACTTCCTTCTTTGATTTACCGTACTTTAATGATCGTAAGTTTAATCTTCTCATATCCAACATCTCCTTTGATTGTCTTCGATAACATATAAAAATGCAATACTTTTGTTTTATAATATACTGATCAAACCTTTTATAGACCAGTACATTATAAAACAATTTGCAATACTTTCCCTTAATATAATACATTAATTCGAACAAATCAATTTATTCATTCGAATTTATCCCTTATTTATTCTCATCAAGATAGATTTCTTAATATCGATATTCTCAGAGTTCATAATAAATGCGAGAAGCTCTTCATGACTCATTTCTAGAAGATCGCTATCATCAACTTCCTTCGACATGTTGTAGCTTAATTGATTCGTATAGCTACTGACCTCACGAAGATACATCGCTGTCGTCGAGATATCTGAATGGGATGCGTACTGCTTGCAGAGATTAATATCCTTTGTCATCGCATATCCCAGTGTTACTCCAGTAGCTTTCATGGAGTGCATGGAAACATCCTTGTCGATTGTTTGAGAAAATCTCTTGAGCGCACGTTCGATGGTCTTGCTCGAGATGCAGAAAATCTCTTCCTGCCCCTTATCGAGTTGCTTAAGCTCCTCGTAGAAATCATCAGACACAGGCTTCTCTACCTGCTTCTTCCCCTTATCAATCGTGCTGAGAACCCAAATTAACTTGTTCGTCTCCGGATCTCGCTTCTGCTTAAAGTCATTCCACTTTAGTGCAAGAGTAGAGCTTCGTCGGTTCCCTGTAACATATAGTGTTTTCAAGAATAGATACTTTTCTAACCCAAGGTCTTTCTCAGCCATCATAAATTTGAATAGTTTCTCCAATTCATCAAACGTCAATGCTTCATGATGATTCTTTTGAATCTTCAACTTCACTGAGAAGATAGTTGGATTAACCTTTAACTCGTTTTTTAACAGCTCGTTATAGAAGCTCTTCACGCTGTAAAGCTTGGCAGAGATCGTCTTGTCTGAATTACCTCGCTCAGAAAGATGATTCACATACATCTTGACATGACTATGCTTGATTTTGTCGATATCTTGCATCGTTACAAATTTCGTCTCCTTAGAAATTACGACACGAAAGAACTCGTCAATTCTGTTCTGATATTCAGTTGCCGTTCGTAATGAGTTTCTCTTACTTGATTGAATGAACGACTCGAAGACCTGCTGTACATCTAAATGGTCTTCACGAATGAACGTTACGTTTTGTGGAATCATTTAAAGTCATCTCCTATCATGTTTTGATAATACTACTGTAACAGTATAACAGTAAGGTGTCAAATAAAATATTACTACCGTCACCAATAGTAATATTTAGGATCGCTTACAGCGCATACGAGACCAGTCACAACCTGTCCAACTAAAGTGATTAAGACCATTCTATAGGCATTCTCAACAAATAGAATCATGAAGAGAAAGCTTAGGAAGAAGAGTCCAACAGTAAAGAAGTTGGCTAGCAACATCCATTCGTGGAAACTTGGTCTGTAGTTGATGTGCCGTCTGTAATTTGGCTTGTATCCTTTCGGCTTCATGAAGAAGAAAAGCATACCCTTTCGCCACCTTATCTGTGATTAGTTGATTACGTCTTCCGGAAAAACTAAAACCTCATATTCATTTCTGAAATCAAAGTAGTCAATTACATTATCGACATGAACCTTAGCTTCTTGAATAGTTCCTACCTTGTCGAATCGACTCGAGAACCATTCGGCTACCTCTCTTTTCAAAGACCATGATAGAGAGTCATCTGTGAGGTCGTTGATGCCTCTGTATATCGTTAAAAACCCTTCTTCATCTGCAATTGCTCTAAGATGACTTTTCCCTTGCAGGAAGCGATCGGTCGGCTCACCTGTTGAATAAATCTCTTTGATGATTTCAAGGTCTAGTATTTCGAAACCAAATTCAGCTCTAACCCAAACTTCTGAGAAAACATCGATCATATCGCTCTTAGGGACATACTCATACATCATCGCAAAGTTTGCCATCGATACCTTTTTATTCATTAGCAAGAAGACCATCGACCAGTTATCCTCGGACATATACTTCGCAAGCATCTCCTTGCCTCCGTGAATGTGTTTCTTAGTCTGAGCAAACTCCAAATACTCCATTTGAAAGTTTGAAATACCTACCCAAACTAATCCATCAAAATAGATGAATCTATCAAGGAATGCAAAGGCATTTTCGTCGTAGTATAAATCATCAATATCAATCTCAAGATACTGTAATGCCTTTCTAAGCATCTCCTCTTCGACGAGAGGCTCATCGCCTTCGTGCCATTCTATAGCTTCAGAGAGAGACATCATTCCTACTGGATAGGAATTAATCTGTTCGAATATATCCTGTACAAACTCTTTCTTCATTTCGTTTTCAATTCCTTTACTAGCGTCCGGTAATGAAAACATTGAATATTCCATCCACCTGCGCCAATTGTATTTACGACTGCAGTACCCTTTTCTCCGATAACGGTGCCATCAAGATTCCCTTTTTCACTGATGTAGAGGTCTTCAGCATCTGTGATTTCACCTGTGATATGAGTAATACGGTGAACGAGATCTAAAAGTTTCGCCTTTCTCTCATTTTCCAAGAATGTTTCCAACATGGCAAGTCTTCTCTCCTCATCAAACCTGACACTGTACATGTCGTTGATCAGCAGTCCAAAATTAGCCTTTACCTTCTTCTCTGCCATGCGATCAAGCTCATTCTCTTCTAAATGCTCAGCAAGACCTCTTGATCTAATGTTGATGGTATCGTTCTCCCAGTAGCTTGCAATCTTTCCGTTCTCACCTAGGTAAGCTCCCATCTGTTCCGGATGCCCTTCAACATATGCAATCGTTGCTAGGTGACGTTTTTCTTTGAGTGAATCAAGAGTCTTTACCATGAAGTTGTAATTGAAGATATACCACTCATGCGCCTTTTCCTTCCACGCTTGGACAAAGTCTTTCAAAATCTGTGGTGCATTATCATTCATGAACCGCTCTTGATTCACTTCCTTATCCAACTTCACTTCCCAGTTACTCAACGTCTTCTCGTTCTCGATCAGTTTCTTATTCGATTCTACGATTGCTTCCAACGCACGAGAAACACCAAATGCTAACTCAAAGTTGTCATTTTCACGGGGATTAAGAGCGCTCCAAACCTCGTCCTTGTTCATTCCTTTGACATCGATTCCTGTCGCCTCAAGAACGGCTTCAATCTTCTTTGACAATGTCTTTTCATGACGAGCGATCGTGAGCTTTGACTTCTCTACACGTTCTCTTGCCTTTTCTGCCTTCTCTCTCAACTGTTCTACGTTTGCCATTTCCACTCAGCTCCAATCATCGTTTTGGTTATATGGTTTCAATCACTTAATAACTGTAACACTATTACAGTATACTCAGTTACGAGCTTGAAGTCAAGTCGACCTCAGCTCGTAATTTGATTACATCCATTGCTTATACTTGTTCTTTAATCGACGTAGCTTGCGATACATTTTGATGTGGCTTGTTTCTTTCTTGCCGATATCTTTAGAAATCGACATCAGTTGCTCATACAGGCTATTAACATTGTCCGTGACATAGTTAAGATCTCTGTACTCCTCTTTGAGAGAAATTGGCGATGGTAACAGTGCAAACAAAGGATTGGAGAATTTCTCCGTCATTCCTCTCATAGCTACTATGCTAGGGACAAGGTCTCCGCCATGCGCAGTATCGAAACCGAAGTACCAGTGTGTATTCTTGAATTCATGAGAGATGAATCCGGAACCCGAGAACGTTAGTCCGCCATGAACATTTATAAAATCTAGGTACGAATGATCGATACCTTTTTGAAAGAGAGGATTGTCTACTCTTACTCCAACATACCCGTTGAGAGTACCGCTATGATTGCGAGAAACTACAAGGTGAAACTCACCATTATCGATTGACAGGTGATCAGGCTCGTTGTTCCACTTTCCCTCTAAATCTCTCCAGTTTGTCTCTTCGTACAACTTACTCACGCCTTTCTAACTCCTTAATGAGAGCTTCTTGAGAGCTGTTCATTGATTTTGCGCAAAAGATTTTCCTTCGCTAATTCAAATGTTTCTGCTAGGTCTTGTTGATCCTTGTCGAGAGACTTATTAATTCTCTCTTTTATGAATTCCGGCAACTCATCATATTGAGCGGTCTTTGTAAATGTTGCCGTATTCATAACGCTCTGTTCAAGTGTTTCTCTATTGTGTTCGTTTGTCATCAAACCGAATACGCTATTCATGAAATCATTTGAACCTTGATATAGCGAATAGGGAAGTTCGACTCCAATTTTCTTCGAGAATTCATACAATTCATCTTCGTTCACTGCAAGCATCTTGAATAAATACTCTTGATGGTCAAGGAATGCTTGCACATGTTTAACCGCATCTTCTACCGAGTCAAATTCACCAATAGTTGTCTCTAACTTTCCGTTTACATCGATCAGCTCTGCTGTATAAGTGAACTCATCTATAATTACACGCCTCGCATGAATTTCACCTATGATGATCTCGCCATCAAGCATCTCAGCCACTATTGCTTCGTCTCTCACTCTAGATAACAAATCGCTTAATTTATCATCATAATTACGAACTGATAGCTTCGTCATCTTATTTCACCTCTACGCTTTTGATGTAATCAATTACTTCTTGAAGTGTCGGAAACTCTCTGACTACCTTTGTCCCGTTATGATGCACGTTCCAATGGCTATCACGATCTTTCACAGCATATTCTACACGATTATTCCGGAGATAACTTCGAGTGACGACATAAAAATCATCTTGAGACTTCATCTCGTACCCTACTTCTTGTTCCGGAGATTCGTCCATTTCATTCATCAATGGATTAACAGTAAGTCCGAGCTTCTCGGAGAGACTCTTGGAGAATCTCTCGAGATCGCTTTGGATGGTCTGATAAGACAGGAATGTATAGCTCATTGATTATTATCTCCTACGCTACTTTTAAGGTATCCCAATTGCTCATCCCGTTCCTTTTGAAGCTTAGAAATTTCATCTTTGTAGTACGTTACTTTTTCTTCGATTACATCTTTTAGAACACTTGGAATAGAAGCATATTCTTCTGTTGATTTCGATGCTTCGATATCATTCAGTTTCCCTTGAAGGAGATCGATGTAATGTTGAACCATAAAGATGTTGTCAAGATAAGTTCGAACATTTCCGCTTTTGACGTACAACTCCTCGGACACTGGAGCGTATTTTTTCACGCTGTCAATGATCTTGCTATATTCTACTCTAAGATCCGCTTTCTCACTCTCCGACTCTTCATGTACTTCTTTGATGAGTTCAATTCCGCTCTCCACGTCATCTACAGTATGGCTTCTGCCATGCTCATCTTCGGCTGAATAATGCTTGGTTACTTCCTGATCGTGAAGAAATACAGTCCCTACATTCGAACCGTTACCAACAACTTCTGCCATAACGCTCGTAACTACCATTGACGTCTCTTTGACAACTCGTTCCTTATCCTCAAATCGATTTACTGTGAATGAAATCATCTGCTATTCCTCCCGTGTCCGATTAATTAACGATTCAACGCCTTGTTGATTCTCTCTTCACTTACTTTAATATCTTCTTTCAAGCGTTTAATCTCACTCTCTCGATTAGAAATCTCAACAAGCTGAACCTTTGCAATAGGATCGCTTTCATCTGTTGAGAGTAAATCGATATCTGATTTTGCGTCACTGATCAATCGATTCAACACTTCAATTTCTTTTCGCTTGTCATCGATGACTAGAATTTCAATTCGAATTGGTGCGTTATTCATGAAGTCATTATGACTAATGCCAAACTCTTTCATGACACTTTGATAGTGGCTTGGATTCGCAGAAGCCTGACGAATGAAATCCTCTTCTTCTTGGTACCAATGCTTGATTGCATCGATCGCTTGCTCAACTTCGTTAAATTTATCCTCAGCTTGATGAACGATTAATCCATCTCTTACTTCAGCCTTGTACATGATCAACTGTGAAATTTTCTCTTCAATTACTTCTCCTACCACTCGCTCACCTGCAACAACACGACGAATGATGCGTGTTAAGAAGCCTTCTCCACTTACTTGAACTTCTTCTTTCCCAGTCAAATCGATTACAGTAATTTTAGTCATTATAGATTCCCTCCAATGTGATTGTCGTAAGCTTCGTGCAATGCTTCTACCGCTTCTTCAAAAGTATCGTAGCTACCAACGACTCCACCGTGTTTTAATGTCGCCTCATAGGTTCCAATACCTTTGTTTCCTACCATACTAACGATAAACATCCCGACCGTTCCGATCAGTGTGGTCTTACCGTCTACTTTTTTTGTGATTTCTTCAAATTGTGATGGCATTTTAAATTAGCTCCTTTTAATTACTGTGATAGTATTACACTTGATAAGTAAAATATTAGTCGATACTGTGCCGTGTGTCAAGCAAAATATCGACAAATATTTTAGTAATCAATTCCGTATAGACATTTCTCATAAATAAACGTGTCAATCTCTCCATAATCATTAGTCTCATAGAAAGCAGATAGTCGTTTATGGAACTCCGGCAATAATTCTTCCGGAACGCTGATTAATCCTTTTCCGTGTTTAATCAACATCTTATTTGCAAACAATGTACTCGTTCGCTTATTGCCGTCCCAAAATAACTGGCTCCGCATTCCATACAGCATGTAGCGGATTGCTTTGAATGTAATCGATTCATCAGAGTTCATCAGTTCAGAGATGTATTTCTCGGTCTCTTTACGATCGGGAACTTCCGGCTTGTAATTAACTCCGCTAATCCCCACGCTACCCTTCCGGATATCTCCCCACTCAAGGCTTTCATTGTATGAGACAAAACCATTTATCTTGCATGCTAGGTCAAGAGTTTCTTCTGAGCTGATATTGTTTAAAATGTATTTCCAAGCGTTTCTGAGATTTAAGATGATTTGAAGGTCATCTAAGTCCATTCCGGAGATCGCTGTGCCATCGACGATGACTTTCGTTTCGGGGAATGTGATATTAACTCCTTCAAGTCTTGCACTGTTGTAAATACTTGCTACGAGAGTCTTCTTTGCAAGAAATACGCTTTCTCTCCTAGTCAAGTTATACTTGTCCGGAAACTTCGACATTGCTTTCACCTCTTTATTACAAATCCTTTTTCTCGATCGTCTTGATGACGTCAATAAGACCACCATAACCATCACTCTCTAATCCGTTTTTCCACATTTTCAGATTGCTGACGACATACTGAAAGTCCTTGACAATCTGATCTAACTCCTTAGCTTCATCTGCGCTAAAAGTGATTTCTCCGTTATTATCGAACGCATGCATCATCTTCTGATTTACAAGTCTGCTCATTAATTCGATTTGTCCAAGGTTTCCTACTTTTTCTAATGCCATTTTAACTTCCTCCAGTGTCTAATAAAAGTCTGATTTCATTAATCTTTAGAAATAGAATTATTTGCATTTCCAACTTTCTCTAATTGGCTCATTATCTCTTTTCGGATTCTTTCAAAGTTGTCGATTTCCTTTTTGAGTGCTTCAATTCTATCTATGATAGTCTCCTTCACTGCCGGAAGCATCGCCTTGAATTCAATTGAATCTCTAAACTCCATTAGCTGAGTGATCGTTGTACGATTCTTGTTTATAAAAAACTCAGTGTTACCCATGTCGACAAAGAGGTTTCTCAACTCGGCATCTTCTTCGTAGATACTCTTATCTATTCCAAGTTGATTTGCCAATTTACTATCCAACTTCCAAGAGTCTTTAACATTCAATTTAGGCATCATAAACCCTCCCAGTTTTTACTTAGTTCCTGTCTTCAAAAATTGATCGATGAGATTAGTAACGAGATTAATCTGATCCTTGTCGAGCAATTTCAGCCTGTCGTAAACCGTTCTTGCCTCGTCCTTAAATGCTTCATCTCTCAATTCAAGAAGGTAAACATATTCCATACCCAACAGTTCCGCCATCTTCTCTAGCGTCTCACTGGTTGGCTCACTCTCTCCACGTTCAATCCTTGCGACCGTCGCATTTGAAACGTTCAATGCGATTGCAAAGCTACGCTGACTTTCGTATCCTGATTCCACTCTCAACTGAGATACACGTCTTCCAAAATCTCTTCCTGCCATTTTAGGCACCTCCTTACTGTGATAGTATTACACTTGATAATTAAAAGTATAGTCGCTACTGTGCCGTGTGTCAAGCACAATTGCGACTATACTTTTACTCGAATTGCTCTAGCTTAATACTAGAACCTGTTTCTAAGTTATCTCCTGTTTCACCAAAGAACATATAATTCTCTTCTCCGCTAGAACCTAGGATTGTATTTACTTTCAAATCTCCTTCACCCGATGTGACAATGAAGTTTGAACCTTCTCCAACGTTTGATGCACGATATCGACCTGCAGGAATATCTTTTCCGATTACATATTGTCCTGCTCCGAGAACGATCGGTTTGCTCTTCGTCATGATCATTTTAACTGTGAGTCTATCTAAGAGGTCTTCCTTCTCAGTGACCTTCTTCTGCAATGCTTTATATTTAGAATCAAGCTTTTTCACATCAGCTTCGATTGAGTCACGCTTTTTAACGACGTCCAATGCTTCCTTGTTTTCTTTTGAAATACTTTGCTTCTTAGCTTCCAAAGTCTTGATCTCTTTGTTCAAGCTTTCAACACTAGCTTCCTTGCCATTAATTTCTGTTTCTGCTCCGGTACTTCCGATCGCTTGTCCTAAAAAGAGTACGGCAACCATGATCCCGACGATAATTGCATAATGTCTAAATTTCTTGTCCATTTCCCTATTCCCCTGTCCTTTTTTATACTTAAAAAGAGAATCTGTTCGATCCTCTTCTTAAGCCTAGATGGTGTAGCAGTATTCCCTTTTACGGTCAATACTTTTGTTTTAGAAATTTTTATTAAATCTCTAAATGTGGTGCATTATCGTCGACGAATCTTTGCCAAGAGTAGATGCCTATCTTGGATTTGGCTTCGACCGCATTCTTGTACATTCCTTTCAGCGAAAACCAATTTCCTGCTGACCAGTAAAATTTGTCTTCATGAATGCACGAACCTTCTCTAAAGTAATCTAATTCATCACTCATCTTAAGAGCCTCTTTCACTTCAGATACTACGATCGAATCAACGTCATCTCCTAGAATTTTCTCAACAAGAATAGATACATCCTTTGAGCTGAGAACCTTGCTCTTGGTTTTTTTAATCTCCTCAACGACTTCTTTCACGATATTACTTTGATGCATGTAAAGCTCCATTTCTGAGGTGTATAACTTGATATAATTATATCAATATCAATTCATATATTCAATACTTTTGTTTAGTAAATAAGATAATACAGGAAAGCATTTACCCAATGCGATCCTGTATTATCTTAACGTTCTTCTCAAATTCTTTTCCACTTCCACCACTACCATGAAGTAGCAGTGTCGCCCACGGAACGTCGGCTATGTGCTTTGCAAATTCATTTAACAGCTTTTGATAGCATTGATCATAATTATATGTTGTAAAAGTGTTATATGTGTCAATTTCATAATAGTTACTTATTTTCTTACAAGATTCTATATCTTTCAAATGCACTTCTTGGATGTTCTTGCGATTAATTCTGTGTATGAACTCCAAATATTGCTCTTCTTTTTCTTCAATTAAAATATCTACTAACTCTATCGAATCTAAGGTTATTTTATTACTCTTACTAAATTCTATTATCTCTTCTGGATACGAAAGGAAAAGTTCTTTATCTTTTGTGTTCTTTGCAAGCACTGGAATTTTATAAATGTCATTCAGCTTATCCATCCAATCATTGAAGCCTATGGTTTTCACTATTCTTTCATCAGATTTGTTAATATTGTTCAAGTTACTCAATCCATCTCTAGATACTGGAGTCAATGTGAGCGCCAAGACATCTGCTCCAAACGCTTTAAGACTTACTATAGCATCTTTTACATCATAAATTTTTTCTGCTTTTAGTATATCGTCCAAGAAGTTTTTATCCTCTTGTTTTTGTACGTTGTCCAAGAATAATATAATAGGTTTATCTATCTTTAACTCAAAATAAGTACGGACTATATCTGTGGCATTTAAACCAGTTATATCTAATTGAACATAATTCGCTAGACTAGAAACTCTTCCTCTCCCTTTATATCGTTGACCAAACATCATTGAACACACCTTACTCTCACGAGAGATTTTCAAATCACAATATTCTAAGCTGATCATTTCCAAACACTTTATATCTAGCATATGAAATACTGAATATACGAATTCAAAATGTCAAACCTTTGGCATTTATACGAATATCAGTACTGTTTGGTGTCATATTATTTTTTGGCTCAGCTTATTAATTATGTAGATGAGAGAAATAGCTCGTGTAATATGAATAATTTTACCTTTTTTAACGATCATAAAAAACATACTCTTTTACTATGCACTCCCCTCGTATTAAAACGTGATTCAAATACATTGTAATAAAGTCATAAACTCCATTAAAACATAGAACTATTAAAATAGTTATGAAATGCACATCATTTTTTAACTAACTATCAATGATATAAAAATACAATACTACAGACTATTTAATCACATTTTTTAAATACTATGTAGTAATACACATAGATAATTACTATATTATACATCTAATATAAAAATATGTAAAAAACAATATATATAAATTTTCTTTTTCCTTTACTTCTTTATTCTAACTATTTAATGAGAAAATCGATACCCTTTCATTCAGAAAGAGTATCGATTCTTTTTTTATTCTAAGTTTATTTCTTAAGTGATGCCAGTTCTTTTCCAGTTACCTTATGTTCTTCTTTTACGTTGTCATCTTTGTACGTTACATTCACTACGTCGCCTACGCTATATTTTGATTTATCAAAAGCGTATCCGCCACCTTTGCGATCTAAAGGCGAAGCAAAATACCAACCATCTTTTTCTTTAGTCGTAATTAAGAAGTTTTCTGTTTTATATCCTGAAAGAGTATCGATTCTCTTACTAAACAATCTTTCAACAAGAGCCAGTTCTTTTCCGACTACTTTATGTTCTTCCTTTACGTCGTCATCTTTATATTTTGCGCTAACAACGTCTCCTACATTGTACTTCTTCTTGTCGAATGCGTATCCACCGCCTTTTCGATTGATTGGCGGAGCAAAGTACCAACCATCCTTCTCGTCTTCAGTGATTAGGAATATCTCTGTCTTGTATCCGTCTGATTTATATACGTGCTGATCGTGATTTTTATTTTTTGATGAATCTGTGAGAGAGTTGGATGCACAACCTGCCATTAATAATCCTGCCAATACAACGTTTACGACTGCTTTTTTCATTTTAAATTCCGCCTTTTCATAGTTAGTTTTTTTTGTTAGTTTCTACATTTTTTAATGGTCAATAATTAATAATTACTCTTTGATTTGCACTGGAATGTTTGAAATATCTTTCATGACTTGAGCCTTTTTTATCGCATCCTCACGACTAGATGAACTTGTAATATCAAACAATGTATTACCATTTGTATGAAGAGTTTTTTCTCTCACCATCCATGTCTTTTGCGCTCCAATGCCAAATGATTCAATTTCGATTGTCTTCATTAATGGATGAGATTTTTCTCCCTTCGTAAATACATGATTGAAGTATTTTAAATCGAACGTATTGTTCCAGACATCTTCGAGACTCAAGCAGGCTTTCTGACCATGAATACCATTAACTTCGCATCTAGCCTCAATTCCATACTCGTCGATATACTTCATCACCTCATCACGAGTGAAGTATTTCAACTTAATCCATTCAAAGTTACTGATGATGTCATCGATAATTTTCTCTGCGAGATGCTTTGGAAGCTTTTCGAGATCGCTAGAGCGGATAATTTTTTTCTCTTCAACCCAATCAATTTCTTTTTCACCTGTCGTACAATACTCTCCGGCTTCGTAGTTGAGAGCCTTCTCTTTCGGATCAATACTCATTTCTCCATTCACAGGAACATACATATCGTAAGCGAGATTTTGATGGAAACTGATACTCACCTCATAGGACTCGACTCCATCGATCATGTGAGTTTTCTTATCAACCCAACATGAAGGAGTGAGGATACTGTATTCTCGCAACATCGTTTCTTTTGAAACAGAATCTTTTTTTCCGTGATTATTTACTGCATCCCATGCATAGTCATCTGTGTAATGATAGGCACATTTTATTTTCAAGAATTCACCTCGCTCGATTGCCCGTCGAACTACATCTTGTCGTACCGTAGCGGAGTAGCGATTTTCTTTTCCTTCGATTTTCGCCAATGCCTTTTGGATAGAGTTGATGATTTTTTTCATTTTAAAATTCCTCATTTCATAGTTTTATTTTGCAATACTTTTCTTTAGTTGTATTTTAAAAGATGCGTTGAAATGTTCTAACTATCGACTCATCGATTAATTCAATCTTCATGTATCCATCTGTAAATACGTTCATGTAAACATCGTGCAGATTCAATTTATCTGAATGTCTTACAGTATCCTTGTTTTCACTGTAAATTTTTTTCACCTCTGCTAAATCTAGACTCGCAATACGTTCCTTTACTTTATTCTCATCTTCAACCTTAAGCTTATCTCTCTTTCTCATCTCGCTAATGCGATTTAGTTCAAGCGCTAGATCCTTTGATACTTCTATGAAATCCTTTACACCCTTGATGTAGTAGGGAGTTTTCGAACCTGTCTCAAGATTTTCTTTCACCATGCTTTCAAATGCTAGGTGAGGATTATTATTATTTAACAGCAAATAGTACTTGGCATCGTCACGCATTAAATTCATTTCGCTTTTTGTTCGTCTCATATTAAAGCACCTCTTCTTTTTTTATTCTGCATCGTGTAAGCACAGTCTGTTTTTCTTCTCGGAACGTCGAATGCTCTTTGATTGTTCCTTTTACCTTTACCGTAGAACCTTCTCCATACATGTGTGCTAAGTCTGACGATGTTTTCCATACAAAAATATTTCCGTTCTCATCCTTAAGCTTATTGATGCATGAGAACCCGTAGAAGCTGTCAATTTCGAATGAGTTGATAATTTTTAATTCTAGATCTAAACGCTGTCCCTCTTCACCGATCCACTTAGATATAGGTTCATCATCTATTTTTTTCTGTCCCTCTACATACTGAATCACTTCATCATCAAATTTCTCTCTGACTTCTCCGAGATCTCCATATTTAATCAGCTTAGAGACGTCAAGTTCGACAGTGTCGTATTCTTTTTTATCCTCTGAGAAGTACCATCCGATGACAGCTCCTCCCCACTTAGCATTCTTTTCTTTCAGCTCGTTCTTGATGCTAAATGTCTCACCAAGCACAGCAAATATTTTTCCGTTATGATAGCCAATCTTTTCTAGATACTCAGCATTTCTTTTTGGCGCCTCTGCACGAATCGCTTCTAGTTTCTTTTCTTCTGCCTTCGCTCTCTTTATGCGAAGTTTTTCTTCATGTTCCGAAGTGTAAACTTTTCTAGCAACTACCATGCGACCAGTGCCGTTACACTTAAAGCAGGTTTCTCCTGTATATCTCCATGCTTTCGAACCACCTTTCCCACCGCATCTATCGCAGTGGGTTTCAACTGTTTGGTGCTTCGTGCCATTCCGATCGGTACGCTCTGCTATTATTTTATCTTGTTGAGCCATTTTATTTCCTCCCATTATTTTAATCTAAGAATCCGTTTCCATCCTTGTCAATCTCTACTAATCCATAATCAAATCGATATAAAATTTCCTGCATATCTTCGAAGTCAGCTTTTTCAATCTCATCCACTAACTCATCAAATTCTTCGTCATCGTATTCATCGTCATAATTATTAGCAATATGAGCTTCGAGCCAGTTCTTTGTCTCCTTAAGTGTCTCAATCTCATGGTCTTCGACATTTTTTATGTTGAACTCGTTTACGTTACGTCTACCTTCGTCATAGCGCATATATTTTTTTTCTTCTTGAACCTCTTCAAAGCTTCCGGTGAATACCCACATCGAGTTATATTCATTTTCATTCTTGACTCTTACGTCTCCATTCTCAGCAACTTCTGCTACTTCGAATACCTCTCCAATCTTATTTGAATACCAAGTTGGAACAGTCCACTCACTTGTAATTTTAATTTTCATTTTAATTTTCCCCTGTCATAGTTTATTTTGACTAATCAACACTCTGTTACATCAACTAGATAGTACGGTTTGTCAGACTCTACATACTCAATGCTCTCAATCATGAAGTCGGAGCCGATAAATGTCACTTCTTTTTCTTTTCTCCATTTTTCTAACTTTTTGTACTTCTTTGTTATCTTGTGAATATCTATAGCTTTTTTACTTTCTTTAAGTCTAAGTACAATAGGCTTGAATAATTCACTGGCACAGCTAACATTATTTTCTCTTAGGAGATACTCATCTTGACTCAGTTCTTTCAGAAGGTCGTCGTTAATATATGGATCAAAGGCAAATCTCTTTGCAATCTTTATTTTTTTTGACCAATGAGTTGAGCCGTGCCATTCTTCTACTACCTTGCCAACTGCAAGTAGATTTGTCGGGTAGTTCATACCTCTGTAAAGAATTTTTTCAACTGGTTTCTCTAGTGACATGAGGTATAGTCTTAAATCTGAACACAGCTCTCTACTGCCGAGAAAATTATCTAACTCATCAATTAAGTCATCCGTCAAATTATTTATCGATGACCCAACAGCTCTTAAATTGCTCAAGGCTTCATTGATAGAGTATAAGTTCTCATCATCCTCGTAAAACTCTCCCAAACACACTGGACAGCCACCTGCAAAAGCTCTTTTTCCTTTGACGATTCTGACATTCGCTTCATTCCATTCACCTATAAACGTTGACTCTCCGCATCCTGCACATTTTATTTTGATATTTTCCATTTTAATTTTCCCCTGTCATTTTTTATTTTTTAACTTAAACTGTTATAGCTCGTTCGAACGCTTCACGCTCACTCATACCCGACTCTACCAAGTGAAGATACTTTATATAATTACTTCCATAGTTGAAGGTCATGTTTCTTCTCATGTACTCGTTGATAGCAGACTTTATTTTCTTCACATCGAAGAGATGCGTTACATCGTCGGTCACATCAAACTCATCTGTGTTGGCACAGTATATTTTTGCATCACCTGATTTTTTATCAATCTCCAAGCGGAATACTTCTTGCGACCATCCGTCACCAACGTATACTGGCTCCGTCTCAAATTCATAGCCATTAAATTTTAATTCCGGATGTTCGATTTTAGCCGTTACATGGTTTATTATCTCTGTGAGTCTCTTCATTATTTAACCTCTCCTGTCATAATTTTTTTGAGTGCTTTTACAATTGCCGTCTGAACATGACTATCATTTAAACCCTTTTCGTACTGATCTAGAATAAACTTCGTTCCAAGTGCATGACGACAGGCGTCCCATGCTACACGGACGATTAGGACGCCTAGATTGTTATAGTTGTCAGATTTTTTAATAGCCTCGTAATGCGAGGCTATTATTTCTTTCTGACTCTCAAATGCATTTGTTACTTTTTCATAATCTACTTTGCTCATCTTCATTTTTATTTTCCCCTGTCATTTTTATTTTGGACGTTACTCAGTCTGTTTCTTCTCCGGTTTCCATTCCTAGCTCTATACGCCACTCAATCATTTCTTTATGGCTTTCGAATACTCTGTAATCGATTTGCTCAAGGCAGTTCTGCAAGTCTTCATCCTCAAGATTGGCAGTCATAATACTTTTTTCCAGTGCATGATATTCCTCGACCGTCTCGCACTCAATCATTCCCCAGTTCTCACGAATTACTTCTCGGATATGATCAATGCCACCCTCCGACCATTCGCAAGTATCTTGAGCGTTCATGACGATGTAAGTTTTTTCTTCATTTTTCGGAACATAGACGTTGTAAGCCAAGTTTGAATGGAAGCTGATATTTATTTCGTAGCACTCCACTCCGTCTATTATTTTTGTGTTCGGCTGTACCCAACAATCAGGAGACAATCCGATGTTGTAGTTATACAAAACGGCTTCGCTATCAGACACTTTATTTTGAGTGTCGTGATTGAACACGAGTATTATTTTATGGAATTCACCACGCTCTAAAGATTTTTTCAACGTGTCTTTCCGGATTGTTGCCACTGCAGGATGACCAACCTTTAATTCTTTTTTCGCCAATACGCTCTCGATTGTTTTTAGGATTTTCATTTTCTAACACTCTCCTCTATTTTTGTTTTGATTACTTCTTGACTGCGTACTTCTCTAAGCCTGCCCAATATTTTTTCTCAACTTTCTTATGCTCCTTGAACAATATTGGAACTAGAACACCTATAGACATACCTGTGAATAAAGTGACGATGAATGTTAATACCATGATTATTTTCCCCTTTGAGAGAGCCATTTCTGACTCTCATGATTTTATTTTTGCAATACTTTTGTTTTAGTGAATTTCAATAGCGACGTTGACAGAACCGACGTAGCACACTTTACACTGTCCACAATCTTTTTCTTTTGGCGTATTCTTGAATGCCTCACTTGCAGGACATGAGAAGTAATTTTTCTCCTCAAGTTGTCCTTTCGGAAGTGCAGTGAAGACACTCATGCCGACTTCTTCAGTCATCTTGACGAACTTTTCTTTCGTGTCTTCCCAAATAGATGACTTGAACGTGATGTTCACATTTTCTTTTCCGTACTTCTTGTACATTGCCTTCACAAATGGGAGCGACTTCGTATATGCCATGAAAACTATTTTTCGGTTGCCTTTAAAGTGATTCGCAATCTGTACCCACTTGTCAGTATATTCACGGTCGTAGAAGTCTCCTGCTTCGTGAATTCGGAAGAAGATAGTCTTACCCTTATTTTTTTTGCGGTCAAGCTCGAACTGTATCTGCTCAATCATAGACTCCACGAATTCTGCGGATCTCGAGAATTCTAGATTCATGTCTCGACGCTTCGCCACCGTTGGATACATTTTTTCTGCTTTCAGTGCATAGCATGATGCTTCGCACATCGCTGTACGGTACGGACAAGATACGACGCTCGTTATATTCCACTGGTAGAAGCTAACCACCGACGAGTCTTTTAATTTTTTATTCCCTTCACTCAAGCGGAATAGGATGTTAGTAGCAGGCACAGTTTTTTTGTTTGCCTTCTCCCATTTTTTAGCCTGCACCTCGTTGTTGAATGTTGGTATTATTACGTTTGTAGCTGTTGCCATTTTTAATTTCCCCTGTCATGTTTTATTTTGGATTCACTAATCCATGAGAGAGACAATTTTTTGTCTCTCCTAGCATGAGTGAATGATTTACCAACTCGTGATACCGAGATTTTTAATCGGTACACCTAGTTTATTTATCGAGTCCTCAATACGTTTAGCTCGTGATATAGCTTGAGATTTTTTCTCTTCATCGGACATCGTGAAGCTCTCAATTACCTTTCCTTCTCCCGAGAATATCGTGAAGTAAACGTTATATCCTTCGCCAAATTCTTCTATGCTAACCTCTGCATTTTTTTCTGCGTCGCTTATTATTTTGAGTGCCTTTTTTACGTCTGCTAGTGATGAATTCATTTTATTTTCCCTCCGATGTATATACACAGACCTGACATGCTCCGTGGTCTGTGAAGAATTTTTCTTGGCTCTTCGCATCTTGCTCACAAGTGCATGTTAGCGTCGTCGTCATCTCTTCCCAAATCGGGTTGCCGTCCTCGTCCATATCGCAATATGACCATCCGATTCCACCTAAACGGTCATCAAGTTCACTCAAATCTGTGACAGCTAAAATTTCTTCTACGAGTTTCTTATGCTCCTCTTCAGTCAAGTCCGAAGTGCCTCCGTAAAAGTCCTCGTTCCAGAAGTCTACAAGAAATTGTTTCATCTCTTCGAAAGTTTCTATTTCGTAGTCAACATCTATTACTTTCATGCCTTCTTCAAGCTCGTTGATATCGAACCGGAAGTATTTTTTTTCCTGTGCTTGAGTTGTGTTTGTCATTTTAAATTTCCCCTATCATGGTTTAGTTTTGGATTGCAACAATCCATTGGCTACTGATAGCGTATCAGTAGCCTAGCATAGTTGCAATACTTTTGTTTAAGCAGAGTAAGTTACGACTGGTCGGTTCTTAGACTTATCCCAAGACAGACTGACCGAATTTGCCTGATCAATGTAATTCACTTCTCCATTCTTGAAGTAGGACTCAGCATCAACAAAGTTGCTTACGCACTGTGGCTTGTAGTACACGGGTTTCCCGTCGTGTATTGCCTCTAAGTCGTCGATGTATCCGACCATGAAAGCGTGTCTATCCTTTGCACCTGTTGGCGATTCTATTACTTTGCGCTGTTTAGATTTATCTATGTGCGTCGTTACGTCTCGCAGTGTTATCTCGTCACAGTATCCAAGTACGAGTGCCGTGGTCTTACGTGACTTCATGCCTACTATCGACCAACATTTTTTGTGTGCGTTCCAGTGTACTCCGACCAGTGTTTCTCCGTCTATTTTGCGTCCTTCTCGTGCAGTAAACTTCTCAATTTTCATGTTAATTTTCCCCTTTTATGGCTTATTTGTGAGTTGCAATTGTCCATTGGACACTGATAAATCTATCAGTGACCTAGCACATTTGCAATAGTTTTGCTTTAGTTGGCTAAGCATTTTCGCTACTAACAAGGCTAAAAAGTTTGTGTTTGAAGCGGTTTTGCGAAGGTGTAAAGCGTGTGTTCAGGTGTTTCGGAAGGTGTAAAGCGTGTAAAATCTGTGTTGCTAAAGTGCAAACTTATAGCCTTGTTAGTAGCTGTTTTTACTCCTGTAGGGTATCTCCCTAGAGGGCAAACCTATTACGGTTTGTGGAACTCTTATCCTTATCTCCTCGCACACTTACTCCTCAAATCTCTCAGCTTGAGACGGGTAATTATATAGTCCACGGACTATATAACACTCCTCACGAGCCAATCAACCGACTGTCCGGTGTGGTCATCAGTTTGCGGAACTAGGTCTTACTGTCACCCTTTTCCTGACTTTTTATCGCTATAGGAGGGAATCTACCCACCTCGCACTATAAGGCTTTTCCGAGCCAGTGCCGAATTATTCGATTGTCAAAGTACGTCTGAGTGCAGAAAGGTGTCTTGATTTTGCGTATATGCGCTCCTCCGTTTCATATGGTGGTCGACTCGCTCACACGCTCCGTGGAGGTGTGTGTCTGTCGTGTGTTGTGTTGTGTGCCGTTCTTGCTTGGCACACCAATAATATCTCACAGGCATTTTCACCTGTCAAACACTAATTTAAAATTTCCTGATTCGGGAGACCGTCCGGAATTGCCTTATTTAATTTTCAAATGAGGCTAAAGGACTCGATTTTGGACATGAAAAAGTGCCTCAAACCGTTGGTACGCAAGGGTTCAAGGCACATTGGATTTTGTACGTCGTCCGGAAAGGTCGATTTTTGATCGATGGAAGTGGCTTCAGCCTTAGAGCGCCAACGGTTTAGAGCTAATTTCAATCATTGACCTAATTTAAAAAAATCAATTTTTATCCGATTTTCCTTCGAAGTGCTATAAACCCTTATGTACCAACGGTTTATAGCCGATTTTAAGCATTGACCTAATTTATTAAAAACTTTTTTTATGAACGACTATTCATTTTTTGAAAACAGTCTAATTCACAAACTTTGTAAGCGTTCTCATAAATATTTTTTTGAGGCACACCAACGGTTTGTGAGTGTCAACACCTAAAATTTGAGCAAAGTTTGTGAAAAACCCGAGTTCATTTGAGCCTAAAACACCGATTCACAAACGACTCAAAGCGGTATGAACCCTACTGCCAGAACGGGTTAAGCGCTTACAACAAATCCGATTTTGTGAAATTGAGAGACCGCACCAAAAGCCGATGATGCCTTGAGAGGCTCTGAGCCTTAGAGCGCCAATGGTGTAAGCGTTTACAAGACGTACCCTTTCGGTACTATCCGATATACCCTGCTGTATTACTGTCTGTATTATAAACACTATAAACGTTGATATAGAGCCATTTGTGGATGCTTAACAGGGTATAGGTGAAACAGGGTTGAGGTGGATCGATATATGCCCTCAAGTACTGGTGTTAAGCCATTTGTTGGCACATTGTATACCCTGTATACTATTTGCTCTGTATTACCTGCACTATGAAACAGTATGTGGGACGCTATATGTCCCACCTTATAGCTTATGGTATATACTGGTAACTCATAGCTTATATATAAGTTAGTGCCATATGTTGGTATATTGACAGTATATGTAAGAGATATGGATATGATTGTCAGTATATGCAATAAGTATGCAGTATGAGTGTATAAGGCTATGCTCCTATGGTGGTGTATGGCATAGCTATGGAGTGTGCTTAAGTGTTGGTACTGAAGGCTTTGGGATACCTTCGAGGGTACGGAATCCGGATATACAAATGACTGCATATTGATTCAAAAAGACATATTGCTTGACAAGATTTTAAAAGTATGTTATTTACGTGTGCATCCATGCTAGATTGCCAGTAAATCCCAATTTCGTGAGAGTGCATAAAATCCTGCATACTGTCGATGATGAATACAGGTGCTATGATACAGTGTAAAGTGTTGGTATCACTGTGTTTAGGCTGTGTTACAGGTGGTGATATGTGGTGTTGTGGTGAGTGAATACGGATTGCATAGAGTGCATAAACAGGTCGGATTTGGTGAGTAGTACCTGCACATTCACATCACGGTGTACAGTGCCGAAAAGCATTGGCGCTGTAGGGTTCATGCCTCATATTCGATCCAAAATATGACACGATTTTGAGGCACAAAAACGTTATGCATTTTTGCACAAAAGGTGAATGAAAATCTGATGGTGTGCTGTCAAGTGATTGTACTTGACACACAGACAGAGCTTCCA